GAGATAGGATGGCGGGTTTTTAAACCGTGTTGCCTGGCCTTCTGGATCGTTGAAACCTTTAACATATGCTCGGTCATTGAGTATCTAAACAAGATCCTCACTGGCCTACGATATGTTTGGTTTCTGCGACATTTCAAGGACTTTTCTAACCTCGCTCATAGGTCGTTTTAACACACCACCAGGATCGTCTTTGCGCCCTTTCGGGAGTGCGCTCTCATCATGCCCGCATATATTTTTGGGATTGATTCCATGGAATATAAACCAGCTTAACATTTTCATCAAACTTGCCTCTTGCGGATCCGTTGCCGCATCCCATATCTCGGCCTTATCCGTTAAGTTTCCGCGTCTTTTTGCCGTTTCTTTTTGTGGGATCTGGACCCCGGTCCACGCTTTACAATCCGCGTCCAAACGACCCCAACTTGCAAGCGCAACGGCGATAAAATGCCTATTAGGTGAGAGACCATTCCATATAGCGTCCCCGGCATGGTTGACCCTCAAATTAAAGTAGGTCGTCTGGCTGATAGATCCGCTCCTATCTATTATAACATGGTATCCCAAAACCTTGCCTTCGATGAGGGAACGATAGGCCCTCTTGACATCGCGATCAGCAAGATAATGGACGCAAATCCCAAGCGGGCTAAGAGGCCCTTTGCCCATTGCGGTCGGTGTTAAAAGCTCGGTCACATACGGATAAACATCAGGGAACTTGCCCATTCCTATTCTCCAAATTATGGATCCTAGCCTCGTGGCTATAGATCAATTTGTTAACATTGTTCATTGTCGTATTGAGATCGCGCAAGGCCATAATGACGAGCAAAAACATGATCGCCATTATGAACTGCATGATTTCATGGAATAGGATCAAGTTGATCTGAATCCTCGGATCGTTGACGGAAATAAGCTCTTATTTGATCCCTCAATTTTATGCTACGATCGTCGCCGTGGTCAATCAACTGCCACAATCCTTGGCTATCTCTTTTCACATCCTGATATGGATCAAAATCGTTAGATTCCAAGATCCGCCATCTATCCCAATAGCGGCGGGAAGTTTTGGATCCATGCCAGTGATGGACGATCATACCGGGCACGTGACCTATATTTTTGCGGATATGCTTAAGAGCCAAAGTTTCCCAAGCAAGAACCGCCCTCTTGTATCCGTCCGTGACTTTTGGCGGCAGGGATTCATGGCCGCGACCCAAAAGCCCAAGCGCCATATGATGATCTCCGGCTCCCAAAATACCGAGGTCGTAGAGCCCAACTTTTTCAAGAGCGGATCTGCGCCAAGCCCACGCGAAGCCAGGATGCCAGTAAACTTTTTTATCGGTTACGCCATACGCGGATTTGCGGCTGAACCGCTTGGGGTTGAGCCGTCCGTCACTATCCAAAAGAGGCGGGATGGTCACGTTATTAATTGAATTTTGATAACAATAGGCAAATCCGTAATTGGTTCCAACTGGATTTAAGGCTGGCTCAGGCCCCATATCCGTGGCGATGGAAAACATCTGAGCAACGTCAAAATGCTGTAATTGCTGCACGGTTTCTTGAGCCCAGTCCGGGCGGCAAAACGAGATATCAGCATCGACCACCGCCACATATTTCCAATCCGCTGGCAAACGGTTGATGGCAGCGTTGATCATATTTTCTTTATGCCATAACTCGTGGCGGGTTCTCATCTGGATATGGTTGGGATTCGATGCTTCGGTGATCTCAAAAGGTCGATCACCGAAGGCAACCTCTATCGTCATAAGATTTACATTGAAACTCTTTATATGAGCCTCAAATTTTCTATAGAGGTTATACCGTGATTTAAAACGGACTACGTTTGATATTCCGGTAACCACCCAAAAATTATCGAGCGGCATCGGCGTCAAGTCGGATTTGAACATATTTTTAGATCCCCTTTTTAAGTACAATATTACGATGGGGAGCCTAAATATGTCGCTTGAAATTTACGCTTGGACCTGTCTTATCACGTCCTTAATATTATATGTGGCCTTTATAAGGGAAATCGAATGGCATTTTAAGATGGCCAATCTGGTATTATTTACCATTACGGTTTCTTGGCTGATTACTTTGGGGATACTATTTTTATGGCAATAGTTAACTTTCATACTTGCGACATATGCGGATTTAAATCCGACAACGCCAAATGGTTGCCGGATTCATGGTGGATTGTTAGCTTAAGGCGTGGAACTTTAAACAAAGAGTTCCATGTTTGCGAGCAGTGCCTTGATTTTCCCGTCAAAGTGTCTGGTCTTAAGCGGATTTTTAATAAGCTAATGGGACGTTCTAGCTGATCCATAAAGCATTTCGAATATGTGATCTATGTATTTTTGGTGAGGGCGGCATAGATCACAAATTGCAAATGGCCTAACGTAGTGCGGTGGTTCATCAACTTTGATGGTAATCAGCCATCTAGGTTCGAGACCACCGCACAAGTCGCACTTGGTGAGTTCTTCACCCTTCTGCATTCGGCACTGGCTTAAGATCGGGCTTAGATTGCGGCTCGCCTTTCATAGCATGATAAATATGATTCAACACAAACTTAAGGTACTCATGCTCATCAGCCGTCCCCTTGTATTGGCGGCATACGGATTGTAAAGCGGTCATTGCTTGATCGAGTTCGAATTTCATTTAGTTTCCTTTGTTGAGTCAATTTTATCAAACTACTTCTAAAATAGTAATTGCCGTTGATTCTGAGCCGCCGTATATAGTAGCATCACTGCCTTTATTGTGATTGGCAAATGCACTTATATAATCACTTGTTCCATTACAATAAATTAACCCTGAGCAAGATAGACTTACATCACTAGACACTGAGCCGGACTGGTCTGCCGCTACGGCAAATCTATTACCACCTATTCCGTTTCTATAAATAAAAATAGCAGCGTACTTCCCGTCACCTGGTCCAGAGTGTTGCATCATCACATTCACCTGATAGTATCCAGCTTTAGTTGGAGTAAATCTGCCGTTTGCAGTGTTGAACTCACCATTGGTATCCCAACCTAAACCTGAGGTGCTGTCGTTATTGAATACGATTTCAGTGTCTGTGCCTGTTGTGATTGTGGTGTTGCCTGTTAGGTATGCTCTAACCTTACTGTTACCAGATGAAATTCGACCTGTAAAAATCTTAGCCCCCGCAAAACTCTGAGCCCCCGTTGTAACGATACCGGATTGGCTAACAGATGCCTCTGCAAAATCTTGTAAAACCGTTGGCGTGAAAGCTGAGTTAGTCATATTTTTTCCTTATTTTATTTCGTACATGGCGACATAGTTTAGCTGGCTATTAGTCGTTGCACCGGCTTGCCAAAGTAACTGCAACTTATTAGTGGTTGTATTGCAAGTCACCATGACGGCCGTAGGGCTTCCACTATTATGATAGCCCGCTCCTGTGCAATCATCGGAAGAGGTGAAGTCACTAGCAAAAGGCAAGTCGATTTCAATAAGGCATGTCCCTGAAGAAGTAGCTTGAGCGTTAGCGTTACCACTAACCGTGACCATGCTTCCAACTCTAGTATACTTCATATCAAAATGGTTAAATCCAGATAGATTACTTGACGCTGATGTTCCTGGCGTGAAATTTCCACTCGATATATTTCCCTTTGGATCGTCGTTAAATAGATGAGGCATATTAAATTTCCCTTATTAAAAAAGCGTCACAAAACGGAGATGCAGCCAAGGCACTAACCGATTGCGTCATTTTCAGCCTGATATAATTTGCCGTCGATGTAACTCCGGTATCGCCTAAGGTCTCGGTGGTCCCGTCGAACCAGTATGGAATCACCGAAGTGATTGCCACGCCAGATCCAGGGCTTTCACCCGTGGCTATATTCAGGAATCTTAAATAGTATCGACCTGTCGCCGCACTAAAGTTGATATGGAATTTGCAACTTATCGTAGCGTAATAAAGGTTCGATTGATTGCAATCAAAGATTACAGCTATAGATCCAAGTTTAATATTGCTGGACGCTGGCGCGTGATTCCAATCAATATTCAGTATGGTTCCGCTCGGTGATGCAGCAAGACTTGACCGAACCCCCTGAATCGTCCCACTAAAGTTTCCTCTAGTATTTACCAGTGTCATATATTTAAACTCCTTTATTTTCTAGTGCTACGAGGCGGGCAGATAGCTCTTGGATTGCTTTTACAAGATATGAAATCATTTCAGATCCACTAACACAAAGAGTTTTGATTCCCTCATGTCCTTCAATAGTATCCTCTTGGGTTTGTACTAACCCAGGAAAAACTTGCTCTAACTCTTGTGCAATAAATCCAGCATTCCCTACGTCATATGAATCATATTTTGATTCAAATTTTCTCGGCTTGAGTTTTAGGATTTTTTCAAGCATAGGATCGGCATCGACAATATTTTTCTTAAGTCTTTCGTCCGATGTTTGAATAGTTCCGTTTGCGGCAAACACCGCAGCCCAACGGTTTCCAGTAATCCCAAGATTCATATTGTTATCATTGCCCGGTCTAAAACTAGAACCGTTTCCATTTACAATATGTCCGGTCGTATTTGTAGTGTCACCTAAAGTCCAAGATCCGGTTGTTTCATTAATTTGCGCGACAATAGAAGCAGTCGTATAATTATAAAAGTTGAAATTGCCAGGAGCCTCTCCAGGACTTCTTCCTATGGCCCATTTATTAACGCCTCCCACCAAGAAAGCTATACCGGACTCATCACCGGAACTTGTCGCGTTTAGTTGTAGAAGTGAGTCGCCATTGGCTTTGCCATTTACAGTAAGGATGCCGTTAAAGTTATGGTTAGCGTCAGTACCACCAGGGCCAAACATCCAGGCACCAGCACTAGTAGCCGAACCTATAACGGTATGGGCAATTACAGTTCCAGCACTTGATGCGTAGTTTTGTTGAGTTGCAAAATTGAATACCGCTGAAGATTCTGATGATCCTGAAATCACACCAAGGTAGGTACCGCCTCTATTTACTATCGCATTGCGCCAGGAGCCATCATAATAGCCGCCACCACTAAGATAGACATCTCCAACCCCGCTGCTTGAATACAGTGTATTGCTCTGTGTACTGCCGATATATGGGTATGTAGCTGCCTGTGTAAAAGAGCTTCCAGCGTTCGCAATATTTAAAGAGCCATTGAGAGTGTGATTTATCGTTGCCGCATTTGGCCCAACAGTCAAAGCGCCTGTATCACTCCAACTGCCAATCTGCGTCCCACCATTTTCCTGAAAAACAAACCCGCCAGAATCTTTAGCTTTCAACGTAGAAAACTGGACCAGCGTTGAATCAATGGCAAGAGGCAATGTCACGCCAACGGCTGGCGCGTTGAGCGCAAAGTTGATCTTGGCCGAAACATAGCCAGCAATGCTAGGCAACGTAGCTTGAATTAAACCGCCTGAGGTCACGCTTAAAGAAAAACCAACGGGAGGAGTATCCCCCACGTATTGCGGGCTGATGTTATAATCCGTGCCCGCACCATTCTTAGCAAATGGAGCCGAAACATAAAATTTAGAATCCGTGGTGCCATCGATCTCAACCCATCCGGTTAACTCACCGGCTTGATAAGCCGCAACGGATTGCACGTTGCTAACAGCATTGTTAGCCAAGGCAATCTCGGTCCGAGCATTGGTAGATCCAACCACCGCACCTCTAGACGATCGCACATAAAAAACCGTGGCTGATATGGCCACGCCGACCGGCAACGAGACATGTCCCAAAACCGTGGGCTCGGTTGCCGTGATAAGTCCCGAGGTGATTGGCGATAAGAAATAAACCTCACCCGCCGTGAGCCCTGATAGCCCGGTAACCTTTCCTTCTAGCGTGAGTTCAAAGGTATCCACATCGATAACCCTGGAAACCATGCCCACGATCTCAGATGTATTTGCGGCATTGGCAAGAGCCCTCGCGTAATCCGTGCCATCAAAATATAAAACCTCGCCCTCAGAAAATCCGTGAGCGGTTTGAGTGATCCTATCCACGGTTCCGCCAGCACCAATGGCCGTTTCGAGCCCTGAGCTATCCTTGACCTGAAAGGTTCCGCCTCTATTGATAAGCTTATGGGCTCCTGATGGCGGATTGGATACGGATGCAAGTCCGATATCCGTGAGGATCGTTGAGTTAAATCGTGGGTTGTTTCCAGTGAAAGCCATGTGAGTTTTTCCTCATGCGTTATTAAATACGTTTGGCTATCTATAAATTTTATTACAAATTTCTATCGGTCGGGATTTTAAGCATTCAATCATATCGTCGGAATAGTCTTCACGATAACATTTAAAAAGTTGAAATAGGACTAAGATGATAACGATCCAGGTTATATTGATTTTTATATTCATCGTTTCATCCCCGATTTTCTTGCAGCTCCGTCATTTTATTTCTATCGATTTGCTCGTCTCTAATAGCTTTACCAACCCACATATAAGCTTCTTCTAGCTTTGTGTAGATCAAAGCTTTAGCGCGCCCTGGTGCAAGTTTGTCGACTTCAAATTCCACCGTTTGAAACAAGTCTTTGAAGCCTGCCTGGAGATCGTAAGCTATCCCATCGTATTTTACATAATCAAATCGATTACTCATCATTTTACTCCTTTTAAATTATGAACCAATCCGTTCCATCGTTGACTAAAGTCCACGCGCCTAAATCATAGTTCAGGGCATAGCTTGCCGCTACGGTTTCTATTTTCTCGGATCCGGATCTCACAAGAGTGATCGGATTCGTGGATGCTGATCCGGTCTTATCTTTGATCCAAATGGGCTTAGTGGTCGATCCTGGCGCGGGTAATGTGAGGGATCTTGCTGCCGAGGTATCCACCAAGTGATATTTCCCCTCAACCAAAGTGATATTTCCGGCCACGTTAAGCGTCACAAAATCAACTTTTTTAGAGTTGATCACGCCTTGAGTGATCACGATGGCGATATCTTGCGGGGATCCGGTGTTATTTGTTACCCTAAGCCGTGTCGTGGTAAATGATGGAGTTGCAAGGATAGCGTAATCATCCAACGCGGATTCTGAAACAAGCGTGAGTTCGCCGGTTCCCGTGTCCCTGAGATACAGGTCATATCTTAAATCGGCAAAAGCGCATTTAAAGTTATGCTCGAAATCCACGGATGCGGCATCGGCCAAGGCATCTTGCGTGTAAAACCGTGAGTTGGTTTGATCGCCGATCTTTTCATAAAGAGCGGTGATCGATGTTTCAAGGGCAGTACCGCCTGGAGTATTTAATGGTGGATGGTCTAAAAGCAATCTTGAAACAATGGCCATAGTCGTTATTTCCCATAGGTTGCATAGTTAATTGATATTTCGTCTTTGGCACGAGGCACGATCTTGACCGTGCCATCACTGAGTACGTCAATCTCTCGCTCACGGGCCACAATCTTTAGGCCGACAATGCGAGAAACCGGAGTCACGGATCCTTTAACAAATGCCGGTCCCGACGCTATGGCCATCCATTTGAAAACGCAGTAGTCCCATCCATCAACTTCTGCGAGGGTTTTGATTTCCCGTGTTTCAATATGCTTGCCCTCGATCGAGGCTCTCACAAGTCCCTCTTTAAGAGCAAATGCAGCCATGTCCTCAGGCCGCGTTGCGGACCGGGACCATTGGCCGTATTTAGTTGGATGATTCAAGAAATCAAAACGCCATCGCAAAAGATACATTTTTTAACCTAAATAATTAAAAAGTCCCTCGGAAAAACATAAGAAAAGAACCGCCGTATACGCGTAGGCAGTGACCCATTCCCATTGCAAGATACCACCATCGGTCTCAGCATCCGCAAGGAAAAACCTCATTTTCAAATGCCCACGATCGCCTAGCACTGCATCTCCAGCTTTTCCGATGGATCCGGCCACTGGCGTGGTTGCATCAACCTCGGTTCCAGCATTGTTTCGGCTCATTGCATCCTGATGCAAAGTAAAAGCCGTTGCCTCATTGCGTCCATCGCCGGAAGCCGCGCCGCCGTTATCGCCATATATCCGAACTTGCCCGGTGCCAATCCGTGATGGATTGAATTGGTTGACCGTGGAAACTTGCCAATCCATATCGATGTGGAGCCCGTTGCCCAATCCATCGCCGTTATTTGCAACCGAGCTTGCCGATGAATCGCCCATGTTTAAAAGCTTGGCAATGTCGGCTGCAGCGGAGTTAGCTCCACCATAGGTAAAGCCAGTTCCCGATCCAAATTGAGCAACGTATGTGCGAACCTGGCTGATATTATCCACTACCGCATCGTGGGAAATGTAGATTTCTTGGGCACCAGTGTTGCCTGGTTGTGAAGTGATTGGCGCATATTGCGAATTAATTACATTACCTAAATCAAGTCCGGTTCCGCCACCAGCCAAAGCATCAGCAAGTGCAGATCCGGTTAGGGTCTCAGATATCGTTAAAAGAACCGCCATTGATTACTCCTTTGTTATCGTCGATGATTGGCCGCCGGTGATTCCCGCATAGCCTGGATTCCAAGATTCAAAAGGCACCATTTGAAAAGACCATATTTTGATAGGAAGCTTGAGACCCTCAGGATTATATCCTATCTCACGGATCATTGCGGGAACCGCCGTCATTTGGACCGATGCTATGTCTATATTGAGGGCCACAAAGTTTCCGATATCAAGCAAGAGAGCCCGCCAGGTCAAGTTGAGTTCAAAGATTTCTATGATTGCTGATGCCAATCGTAGCACCTCGATCAACTGATACTCAACCTGAGCCTCGACATACATATTGGGAAAAACGATTTTCTTAGATATGGCTTGCCCGGTTTGAGTAATGGATGCCTGGTTGCGATAGATCCCGGTTGCTCTTGCGTTTTCGTTGATGATTGGCAGATAGGCAAAAACCGCCTGAGCCCGGTTGAAGTTGTTCCGATCATCGATATTGGTTCGAAGGCTATCCTTTTCAATATCCCAATTCTTGACGGTATAGGCTGGCGTCGCATCCCAGTCCTCAAAGTGAAGGGCGTTGATCTTGAGCTTCAGGTTGCGGTCAATGAATGCCTCGAGGCGGATCTGCTCAAAGAGCGAGAGGACATAGGCTAGGGTTCCATTTTGCTCGGCAACCCATATCCGGGTATATATCCCGGCTATATTGCTTTGAGCCGGGGTATTTTTTGCTTGATAAGTTGCCCAACTTGCGTCAAAATCCGCGTCCACTAATCCGCCAAACGTCTTTAAAAGATCCTTGGCTTGTGCCACGGGATTACTCTCAAAGCCTGAGAGGTCCTTTCCTTGAACCTGGCAATAGAACTCATCCGCCATATCATATTCATAGGCAACGGTTCCACCGGCTCCATCGTCCACCCATAGACCGGTCTGCTTGACCGAGAAATAGTTAAGCGTTCCGCCCGGACCGACAAGTTCACTGGATGGCACCGGACTAAAGACTTCACCACGTTTTAAATACACTCCGTTGCTATTAAAGGATGTATTGGCGTTGTCTGAGACGATAAGGCTAACGTCACGCCTCGAGCTTGATGGATCGGGGAAAAACTGGTGGACCCCAGATTGAGGTCCACCAGAGGAGATGGACACCCCCCCCATGGTTAATGATAGCTCGAAATTATCTTGCGAGGCATTGACAACGTAATAGGTGGTCGCTGGCGCAAAGGGAGCGGGCAATGATCCGCTAGTGTCTAGCTGGATCTTATCATCATCGTCGAGGCCATGTGCGGTGGTATTCAGGTTTGCGCCGCTGATCACCACGACCTTTTCCTTAAAGTTGACCATCGGATCCGAGCCATTGACAACTATGGCCGGAACCGCCGCCGGATAGGGATCAAGCTCGACCGTCCAATCCCCATAAATATAGGGGATAATTTTGCCTAGGTTCTTTTGCTCGCATTTGGGATAGACCGTGGATGTTATCGCGGTATTAGGAAACTTGGCATTGACGCGATCAAAGTTATCCCGGCTCACGACCACTATACTTTTGACGGTCCTCTTGAATCCGCCAACTGATGTAACGGTTCCCTTAAAGATCGTGGTGTAGGTCGAGGCTTGCTCGGCAAGGCCAACCTTGACCACAACTTGGCGTCCGACCCATCCACCATAATCCGCGCCTGATGGCAGGAAATTATTAAACCGCTCATCCACATTGGAAAGCTCAAGGGTTAACGTGGAAAATTGAAGCTCATTGGAAAGCCATTCCCCAACGGTTCGGTTGATCGTGGGAAAAACCAAGAGGGCCTCATAAAACCGTCCGCCAACGTACTTGTTTCGGTCGCTGGCATAGATGGTCCCAATCGGCGTGTCGATCTCGCATATCATTTCAAGTCGGCATTCGAGGTTATCATGGCAAGCATCGAGCAACGCCTGGTTCAAAACCGTTGCGGTTAGATATGGTCGGCGGTCGGAACTACTCATAGGCTTTCATCCACATCAACTTTGAGGCTCACGATATCAGCCGCTCGACCTCGGTTTTCATGCTCTTCTTCGGGGATATCAACCAGCTTTCCAAAAACCGCGAACCGGCCAGGATCTTGAGGGTCTGGAACCCAAAGGCATTTGAGAGAGGTCCTCGCGGTTTCAAACACGTTCACAAGGTTTGCAAAATTGCCCTTGCCATAATCGAGTGAGTTAAAGGAAAGGGATATAGCTCTTTTTATGGCTCTATCATTTGCCACGCTCGTGAACCCTTCCGTCGAAATTTTATCAGAAAAATGTTTAGTCCTGCGCCGGATCTGATCCACGATATCCTCACCTTGGAAAATGATAGAGGATCCAAAGATGATCGTCCCGACTTGAAGGAATCCAGCCGGGTTAGTGGTGTCCGCAATGGAAAGCCGCCAGTAGCGATATTGCTCGGTGGGCAAAGTTGGCGCGATGTAATAGCTATTAATTGCCGTGGCGGGGATTGGTATCAAGATTCCGATCGTTGCAAAGGTATCCGAGTTGGATCCTTCAAGAGTGACCACCGCACTAGAGGTCCAGTTATGATTGAGGATTGCAATCGTGTCCGGAGCGGTTCCTTGAGTGATCTCGGTATCGCATGAAAGCGTGGCATTGAGCGCGTTATTTGAACGCCATACCTGCTCGACAATATCCGTGTTTACATTATTAGGGGAAAAATCTCCGGCTAATGTCGAGTTTGAAATCCAGTTAAGCCCTTGCCCTTTGCCTTGACCCCAAGCGTTATTTCCCGCACCTGCGGTTCCGCGAGATGGGAAATCACAAAGGATCCGAATTTTTTTGGTGTTATAAAGCACAAAACGAACTTGCATCCCCATGGGGAACGCAATGATCCGCTGAACCTGGGCGGCTAGGTTCTTAACCGCATTGATGGTCCGCTCAACCTGAGCACCGACCACTTTGGTATCATTGATTTGCCGTTCGACTTGAGAGCCTAAATAAAATTTTTCTCCGATGGTCCGATTGACTTGGAAACCTGTATGGGCGCAAACCTCAGCCACAAGATATGGTCCCGAAAGGTATGGCGTGGCGAGGTATCCAAGATCAGGGCAATAGACGATGGCAATATAATTCGATCGGCGGATTTCCATGGCCATATCAAAAGCCGCGTCCACGATATCTCGCTCGACCTGAGAGCCCAATGGAAACCGCCGTGAGATGGTCCTTTCGACCTGAAAGGCTTGGGCATCGTCCGTGAAAATCGTACGGTCGATCTCCGAGGCTAGGCTCGGGAGCTCATCCACGGATCTTAGAACCTCAGATCCCAAGAAACCATAATCATTTATGGTCCGTTCAACTTGGGATCCCAAATCGAAATTGGTAACCACGGTTCGATCAATTTGGGTTCCCAAATCGTTTTGAGTTTGGATACCTAAGTTGACTTGCGATCCAATTGCAGATTCCGCAGTAATTACGCGGTTAACCTGCATCCCCATTTGCTCGAATACGATGCCGCTCAGATATGGATCCGATAAATAGTTTCTTGATAGGTAACCATATTCAAGCGTCATACGTTTCTAACTCCAGAGGCATAGACCACGGTTTGACCATCCGCCGAGGCTCTTTTGATTTGCTCTTTAACCACGGGATAAATCTTGTTTCTAATAAAGTTTTCATCGATCGGTTGGGTCGTGGTGATGTTTAGGGTTACAGTTTGATTGATCGTTTGCGAACCCGTGGATTGGCCACGGTTGATTGCATCGAGAGTTGGGGTTCCGATGGATTGCGCAGCTTGGCGATTGATCACATACTCGCCGGGTTTCAGCATAGCCGGAACTTCACCGCCCTCGTGAAATTTATTTGATTTGAAAATTTCCATTATCGCTTCAGACACCTTGCCAAAGACACTTTCCCAAAGTTTGGCTGGGTCCACAAGATCCTTAACGCCATCGACGACGACACCGACCGTATCAGACGCAGTTTGAGCAGCCGCTCCAACCGGATCAGCGATAGTTGCGCGTCCCTTATCCACGACCTGTTTTGCATATCCGCCGAATCCATATCCTGGTAACTCCCCTTTGATGATCTGGTTGATCAGCTTGGCAATCACTGGATCCTTCATTGCGGATTTTGGAATGATCGCCTCGCCAGGGCTCAAGAGAGCAAGGATCTTGTCGTTCATCTTGGAATCGCCATCGGTGATCGATTGGCCAGGGACCATGCCGCCGCTTGCGAACGACATAAAAGGCAAATCGATACCGAGAGCCTTTTCCACGGTCCCTTTATTTCCAAAGGCACCGGTATCAACCTTGAATATTTTTTCAAATATGGCAATTGGGTTAAGCGCGTTAAAAGCACCCGCAAGCAAATCCTTTAAGCCACTCAATCCATTTTTCAAACCTTCCCAAATTTTCCCACCAATATCAGCAAAAAAATTACCAGCAGCAGAAAAAGCGTTTTTAAGTCCATCGAATATTTTCCCACCGATTTCTAGGTAAACCCCGACAAGTCGTTGAAAGGCATCAACCACCGCACCAAACACGGATAAGATGCCATCAAATGCAACTTTGGCAACGTTAAATACGCCACTAAAAACGTTTGCCACGCCCTCTAGATAAACCTTGGCGGTATTGAATACGCTTGAAAAAACCGAGGTGATGCTATTAAAAATAGTTTGCGCTACATTCCAAACCGCTTGGAAAGCCTCAACCACATGATCAAAGATGGCACCGCCGATTTTAAAAACCGCGTCAAGGATACTTATCTTGCCTGCAAAAAGATCCATCAAGGTTTGCCAAATGGTTTGGATCGTTCCCCAAAGGGATTGGAATATGCTCATCATTGCTCCCCAAACCGCTTGGAAAACATCAATGACCGCTTGAAACGCAACCAAAACCGTGTCCCATACGGATTTTAAAACCTTGATCACGGCATCAAAAGCGATTAGGACCACATCCCATATGGCTTTGAGATAGTTGATCACGGCTTTAAAGACCACCATAACCACATCCCAAGCCGCTTTTAAAACCACCATAAGCCCATTCCACACGGATTTTAAGACTTCCATAAGGCCATTCCAAATGGTCTGTAATACGGTAAAGAATGGCTTGATGATATTTTCGTATACCATTCGCCATACCATGAGGATTCCATCAATCATCGGTTGAATGATATGGTCCATCACCCATTGCCAAGCCGCTTTAAGCCCTTTGAAAAAATCCGCGCCGGTCTTATCCAATTTATCAAGCGCATCTTTTCCGGCGTCGGTAACTTTTTTCCCTAGGTCCTTGGCGGTTTCCGCGCCCTTGGCCGCATCCGTGAGATCCATCACGGCAAAAAGTTTCGATGCCTCACCAGTCAATGTCTTTGCGGCTTGCCTCATGCCTAGAGCGAGAGCCTTGGGATCAGGCACCAAAGCCTTGGCCGCCTCTTTGAAAGGCTTTTTAAAGGCATCCCTGAGCGCACCAAGAGCCTCTTTGATCCCATTGATAAGTCCCATGACGATTGCCTTGGGAACCTCGATGGCCATGGCCTTAGCCAAGGCAATTGCAATTTGAGGTCCTTTGGTGATGAGGGCCTTGGCCAAATCGATGGCAATCCGTGGCAAGGCAGGGATGATGGCCGATATTAATTTTTCCACCAATTCAGGAAATTTCTCAGCCAGTCCCAAAATCATGTCGGGCAATTTTGCAAAAAGGTTTCCAAAAACCTCGGGCAATTTGTCGAAAAATGAAATCAAGATCTCAGGCAATTTTGCGAGCATCTCGAAAACCCGTGGAATGAATTTTTCCACAAGCCCTAAGATGGCATCGCTGAGCTTAGAAAAGCCCTCGATAATTTTTAGAGGCAACTCGGTGAGGGATAAAAAGATCCCGCTGATTTTGTCTAGCATCTGAGGGATGAAATCGATGAGCCCTTGGATCGCATCGGCAAAGGCACCCGCGCCCGCTAGCATCCCTGAAATTGGCCCTTGAAAGGCTTGAGCAACGCTAGCACCTAGATTACCACCCGCCATCTGAGCCGCTTCAAAATCCGCGTTTGGCGCTCTCTCAGCGGCCATCTTGGATTTCATCTCAAGAAGCGCCTCTTGGCTATCGAGTTGAGCGAGAGCCTCTTTATTAATTTCCTTATCAAGGGCAAGTTCCTCGCGCCGTTTGGCAATAGCATCTAGCCCGGCTTGTTTTTCCATCTGGATGCGATCCATGGTGGTCGCGTTCATATCCATGATTTGGTTGGCAAGCTCTTTGGTTTTATTTATTTCCTCGGTTAGGTTCTTTTTCTTGATCTCGCTGGCTTGCTTGGCCGCGATTGCGTTGCTCACCTCAACGGCTTTTTTTAGTTGCTCGATTTGGATCGGTCTTAGGGCTCGCTCTTTGGCAAGCTTTTGCTCAAGGAGACCAAGCTCACGGATCCGCTCTGCGTTATTAATTGCGATCTTTTGGCCCTCAGAAGCGCCGACCTCTGAAAGTTCTTTATTAAGCTTGATCAAGGAATCGGCTAACTCTTGAACGAGTTTCTTGCCTTCCTCTGTCATGCCTTTTATTTTTTTAGGGACATCATTGGTGGCATTCGAAAATTGCTCGACCGACTTCATGGTCCCGGAAGCGGCATCCGTGGTCTCATTGAACCCTTTTTTAAATCCGCCAAGAGCAGCGGTTGCTTGATTGAGCCCTTCCAAGATCACGCCGGGATCTAGATCTTTTCCAGATTCCACCGCACTGGCGGCCAAAGCATCGGCTTCGCTTTTCAGTTTATCAGCGGCTTTATTAAAGCCCACGGATCTAGCTAGGGTCTCGCCTAATCCTACGAATCCCGTCCTAACAACCGTTAGTCCCGTGGCCAATGTTTTTGGTAAATTTTTCACGTTGGCAATTAATACATCAAGCGCGGTTACCACGGTAAATACTGATACCGCCATCAGCGCAAAGTTTGCGGTTGATGCAACGGTTGCAATCCCGAGCTTGACCATAGCCGCTGCCGTTGATCCAAGCGTAACTAAGAATGCACCAAAAGCCTGAGCATTCATGGCAAGAGCCAAGCCAGCAATAGCCGCGCCGAGCTTAAGGGAAAATTTAAATAGGTTTTCTATCTGGACTAACAGCGCGGAAAAATCGATAGCTTTGAATGCCTCGATCAATCCGTTGATGGTTGCTCTAATATAAACCAATGTGGTTTGAGCCGGGGTCCTTATTTGCTCAATGCCTTCTCTTATAAGTTTTAAAGTTGATAATAAAACATTGCCGCTCGATTCTATGTTTAAGCCAATGCTTAATATTTTCCCAATATCTTTTCCTATATTCCCTAGCTCTTTAAAAGCCTGGATCATCCTGCCTGCAAAAGTCTCGGCCTCACCTTTTCCCATTCCCTTAAGTTTTTCACTTAAAACATCGACACCTTTTCCGGCTTCGAGTTCCTCTTTGGTGAGACCTTGCAAAAGAATCGATAGATCGCCAACGGCTTTTCCGTTGCCCTTTAAAGTTCCGACTAAAGCTTGAAACGCTGAATCAACTGACCCTCCAGTAGTCGCGGCCATATCGATTGCGGTTTCTATCATCTGGTCGATTTGTGCGGTGGTGAGTTCTAGGCTGGTTCCCATTTTTGCTAGGGATAAAACCAAATCACCATCAACGGTGGTATTTTGCTCTAGCTGATCCGCCAAATCTTGAAAGTGCTTGACGGTTCCATTTACGTCCCTAGAACCCATAATTTGAAGGGTTTTGCCTAGGCGGGTAACCCCGTCTTGACTGGCTTGGAAATCTTTAACCATGCCTAATACAGGACCCACTAAAAGACGGATTCCTTTTTGAGCAAGCTCAAGAGCCTGGTTCATTTTGACCGCTGCGGCACCGAATCCGGTGAGGGCCTTTGATGATTTGGCGGATGATTTTTCAACCGATGCCACGGACTGATTCACTTCCGCTATGGTCGATGAGATCAGCGATAGAGCTTTAACGGCTTCACTTGTGTCGACCTGGATTTTTATCAGCATGTCTTCGGTTACTGCCATTATCTTTGCCTCCAAAAATCCTGATCATCCTAGCGTTCCAACGCATCTCCTCGAACCTAGGCGCAAACCAACTCAGATTTTCAACCCACCAATCCGGCTGATCGTTAAGTCCACCGGGTTCTAGCATAGCACCTGTAGACGAGGCGATCACCATGAGCCTATACAATTCAATGACCGTCGGGTCCCAAGTTGCCTTTGCCGGGCAAAATCCATAAAACTCCCCGCCCTTGTTCACATACATTGGCCATGGACCTTTATCTTGCTCAAAGGTAAAGTCCTCGCGATCCTCTTGGCATCGTCTTAGTTTCTTGACGTTCACTGGACATGTGGAGCAATCGAAGGACCTTCCTTCATTGCTCAGTTTTTCATGATCAGCAAACGATAACTCAAGCAAAGCCGTTAACTTTTTTTTAAATTACCAAGTCCGCTTTCCCGGTCCATCTGGTATTTCCGTGCCCGATACAGATCCGCTGTGATGCCAGCCGCATCCAAGAGCGCCATCAGATCAGGCATGGCACCGCCCTCGCCATCCCGCCGGAACTTGAGCCATTGATCTTGAGGCAAAGATTGCGGGTTTTTGATATCCACAAGAGCCGCTTTAACCTCATCGCTGATATGGTTGGTGCCAACGAAAACATCACCATCCGCATAGGTCATTTGCTTGCTTTTGATCTTTTGCGCGAGCTTATATGGCAATACTTTTCTCAGCACAAAGAACGTGGGCTCCTCGCCTGGCTTGAGCCTTAATAGGCCCTTATCCAGAGTCTTTAGATATTCCTCGTACTCGTTTTCGGTCATGTCCAAGGCACCATCGCAACTCGCCACAACGTCCAAGGTTCCTTCATTCAGGGCATTCAGTTTTACGGCCATATATTATCTCCATATTATTTGTTAACTCAGACTAACGAAAAAAAAAGAGATCCGCTAGGGGATCTCTCTCAAGAAGTCTTAAATGAATTATACTTAGAGGAAGCTTGCCGTGATTTCGTCGCGAGTGTCAAGCCCGGTTTGCAACGCCAAGCCATCAGCAAAAGTGATTGGGATCGATCCGGTTTCAGGGACCGGGACGTTCGGAACGCTGAACTCGACCTTGGGCAACTCAAGCTCAAACCGGCGTCCGGTTGGGGAACCAAGGACTAGGGTTATATCCTGAGCCTCGAACTCGGTAACGCGCTTAAGCAACTTGAATGATTCCTTGTTAAGGTTCATTTCCATGCTTGCCGTTGCGGTCAATCGGTCGCCAGCCACAAAGATGGCTCCACCCGCTGAATCCTCGCCATAGCAGAAATTTTGCAACTCATGGTTGTTAGCCACGGTTAAGCTAAAGGACCGGATACACTGATAGCCGAGCCCGGCAACCGTCACGGATCCGGTGAGCCCGGTCACGGGGTTGTTAATTGCTGCAGGTGCGGTGGGTTCATAATATGCAAGATAGATTTCAGCACCGATGCCACTTCCATCAGCATCAGCTAAGACGGCTCCATCAAGGGTTACCACATCTCCGGCAACGGACACGATCTTGCGAGGGGATCCGTTAGGCGTATCGGCTGATCTTGTGGTTCCATCGGCTTCAATCAGCATCACCAATCCGCCAACGGCATTGATGAAAAGCTCACCATCGCCGGATGCGAGGGTCACGGTATTGCCGCCATCATTGTCGGTCACGGATTTGCCGATCCCGACATAGAGCGCGTCCTTGGCTTGGCCGGACCATTCAACCATGGATTCGCCATCACCGGGAAACTGAAGGACGCCTTGCTGCACAAAGCAACCTCGACCTTGGCGAGCCCAACGATCACCGCATTCAAGCAAGGAAAAGGTCAAATCCGGCGTGTCGCGAGTATAGACTAAGCCGCTTGATACGACCTCTTTGCCGAGCAAGGACCGCCAAAGGACCCGAACCGCTGGATCGATCTCAGCCGCGCCGCCAGATCCAAGGGTTTCATCGATGAAAAAATAGGTCGATATATTCCAATTTGCCTCTTTTTTCTTTTTGATCTTGTTAACGTGGCCACGACCGGACCGGTGAGGCGAGCTTTCGCTTGGCTGAGTGAACTCAATTGTCCCACCGGCAAGCGTAAAGAAAAAATCCGAGTTGGTTGGTGCCAAGAGGGATCCGCGTGAGGTTTCCTCTTTAATATAAAAACGCTGCTCAATGGCAACGCTATCCCCAGTAAAGTTATAAAGATCTTTGTAGTTCTTTGCCATTTTTTATCCTTTAGCAAGGGCCAACTAATTCTTGGTAATAGTCAATTACAAAATTAATTCTAGCAGTGTAGTAGGGTCTTAATAAACCCTGATCGGTGATGGATCCCAAAAGTCTAACCTGAATCACCGCCGCAAGTCCAAGCTTTGGGGATTGCATCACGGTTTTCTCGATTTCCTCGATCAGGTCCCATTGATCCTTTTGGTTAGGAACGTATTGGGTTGATTGCTTGGGACCGATCACAAGTTCGATGGTAACCGGCCATGACTTGCGCCCACGTTTCATCTCGTGGACATTGGTTTCCTCGTTATCGATGATCTGAACCGCCGGGAGCTCCCATTCATCGAAATCGGATTCTAGCAATTTGATCCGATCAAAGGTCGAGGTCTTAACGCCAGGGATCAGGGCAATCCTAGCCAATAGCGCGTCAGCAATTTGTGATCTCATTGATGGCATTATTTTTTGACCCCAAAGGCTTCAGCGATCCGGTCCGTGATATAGGCTCGGTTGGATATAAAGGCCGGCCTCAGGAATGGGCGAGGTTTCCAATACATATTTTTGATGATGCCCTTTGGCTGATAGTCTTTGCCCTTCTTAACCGCAAATATGGCGCGGATCATTCCTGGCGTGACCCGTCCACCAAATTCGTTCATGGCGGCATACCTAACGCCAAAAACCCCGATCCTGATCCCGTTATTATTTCCGTCTTTAAAGAACTCATAGCCAATCCGTGCTCTCAAGTTCCCACTATCGATGATGCCTTGCTGCGTTGCCTTAAGCTTGGCCATTGAGGATATCCTAAGCCCGATTTCAGTGAGCGCCTTAAGCAACTCAGGGCTATCGGGCTTGAACGCCGCGCCCTTGTCGCTGATCCGCTTTAATAGCTCATTGGCGTTGGATTCAATGTGCAGTTGCATTAGACGTTCCAGATCGGCGCGTTGACGTTGGGGAACTCGGTCCGCTTGAACTTGTTAAGAGCCGCGATAATGTGATCAGGCCAAGCCTGGCCATAAGATGCGCTTTCGCCATCCTTGGATTTGTTTGGCCTAGCGATGTTTTTGGTTTCCCACATGCGATAATTAAAAGCCGTGATCCATAGGCAAGCTTGCTCAAGGCTCGATGGAACCGTTGAATAGCCAGCGTTATAGATCACGCGGATATTAGAATACCCGCGAGGGAAAAGGCGGCTCAAAAGAAATATGCAATCACTTGACGCCTCGAGCCGGTAATCATCGGGATCAACCAACGTGTCGGGATCAGTAAAAAAAGAATCCGTATCGATCCTAAGCTCAGTGATTGAGTTGACGGGAAACTCATGACACAAGATCGCATTAGATCCCCGGCCATGCTGGATTTCCGTATGCGATTGTGCCTTGAGTTTGCGCTGCGTGTACTGCTCGATATCGTCGCTTGCGGCATTGATGAACATCTCTACCATGCTATCGGTTCCGGTTTCAAGCGTTGGTATTTTTAACCACGCCTTAGCGTTTGCCAGAGTTGTGAGAGCATTAGCGTTGAGAGCCATCTATTTAACCTCGCTTGCAACCTTCTCTTTAGTCTCTTTGCCAGGGACCATGACTAGGCATTTTGGATATTGACCTAGGATAACATATCCTAGTTCATCCTCGACCTCGATTGATTGACCTATAGAAAGTTTCTTAACAAGGATATTGCCATTATGCTCAACGCAAATGACTAATGGATCCTTATCAGATGCCACATTCTTTTTAACCATCTTTAAAATCATAACAGTGTCCTTTCAATGTTTAAACCAAATGTATCATGTTGGGCTTGGAGTAACAAGTTGCTGCAAGAATGTCATTCCCCACGCGGTTTCCTCATCGGATCCCGAGATGGTAATCGAACAAGGATCCGTCTCATTAATTTTTTGCAAATGGATTCTTAGATCAAAATCATGTCCTTCGGATTTATAGGCATCCACATCGCAAGAAAATGGGATGAAAGTCGACCCGACTTGTGGTGTGGCTTGAGCCACCGTGAACCAAGGCTCATCATTGCGCCATATTTCAATTTGTATCTTGGCCACGTTGACCGGATCTTTAACGGTTATGGTGCCGTTTGCGTTCCATACACCGTCAATTGGTGGGAAAAATTTAGAGCTGCTTAAATCAAAATCTCCTATTAAATCCCAAAGCTTCCTTATTGCAATTATTATTTCGGGATCATCTGTATTTATAGATTGATCGTTATTTTCAAGATCTAAAGCAAAAGAGCTTCTAAAATTTTCATCAGATTTTAAAAAGCTAATAGCTTTTTCAGGGCTTGCTAGTGGCGATGCATTAGCATAGCCAATATCTATAAATCCACTGTCAATTGCTTGGATGAAATCCTCATCTAATTTTAGTGCAAACTTAACAAGATCATCTAATTCATACCATGTGTCTGCTGTAAATTCCCTACCTTGATAAGATCTTGTTATTAGTTTTGACTGAGCCCAAACTTTCATGGTTGGTTTTGCCTTTATAAAAGTAGGAAAAAATATACTATTGCCATATCGCTGGGATTATCACCTTGATCGATCCAGCGACCTCTTAGGGCATCGTTTGCAGCAAAATTGACATTAGGCAAAAAGATTCCGCCACCATTTTGATTTGTAAATGTTTGCGTAAAAACTACATTTGCCGGATCAGTGGTTCCGTTTTTAAAAAGCCTTATTTGCCCATCAACGCTTGCGCCGTTCCAAGATACAGAGACTTCTTTTAAAGTCGATGCCCAAGGGATCCTTATCGGAACAATATCGCCAGGGAGCAACTCACTGTAGCCAAGCCATTGATTATTTCCGATCACTCCGTTAAAAGCCGTGGTAACTGAGGCTCTAGCAAAGCCCGGTGCGGTATCTCTTGCCTCTTGAATTGCGGCTTGAACTTGGGTCGCTGTAAATCCATTGCCCGTATTATCAAAAGGAATAGATCTAGCGACACTGCTTTTAAAAGGCGGAAACATTATGGCACCTCAGAAACGATAACGGCGGTATTTGATGATCCGCAGATAAAATACCAGGGTTGGTTACCAACTGGCAAAATAAAGAATTGATCTTTATAAAGAGGAAAACCCTTGGTTGCGCCTGAAATCGTCACGCCAGAGGTTGGCCCATAGAATATTGTGGCGTTGCCATCATTATAAACCATCAGTGCTTGTCGGTTCGGAACTCGGCTCGCTCCCGCCTTGATTTCCGTTGCCGATGTTCCCACCGTCACCACGGCTTGCACCGCGCCTGGTCCTTCGAGCACGTCCGTTCGGTTCGGGTTTAGACTTCTGGCCATCAGCTATATCCTTTTCGATCATTGAGCAGACCTTATTAAACCACGCAAAGCTTTTATAAACCTCAATGATCTGCTTTCCTGTGAGACTAAAAGTAGCCGAGGCAATCTGTTGAGTGAATGCCTCGGCTTGTTTTGCATCATCTATTCCGAATTTCATGAAGCCTCTTCGAGAACCCTTACGTCAATTGAAGCCGCGTCACCAATAGCCCATATTTCCACATCTTCTTCCCATTTGAAAGTCTGTTCGCCTTTTGCTGGGATGAGATAGCCAAGAGCGGCGGTAACATCCTCATCGACACCAATCCAAATGTCACGGTTGCCGAGGTTTTGAATGGTGACTTGGGTTCGGTCGGCTAGTGCGGTGGACACGATTTGAGCCGCCGTGGTTCCAACGGTTTCAACCGTCACCAGAAACGCTTTATAGGAATCCACAACTTTAAGGACACCAGTGGATTTCCAAGATCTCAATCGGTCCCATGTGGTTCCGTTAAACCCGAGCAAAGCCGAGTTGACATCTTGACCATGAAAATTGGCGGCAACGATAGCATCACTGGAAGCCGCAGCGCCGGTGGTCCTTTTGGTTTGATCGGCATCAGCCGGTGACGCAGCTCGAACGTGGAAAATTGCGCCCACGTTATCGGGATCCGTATTGTTAACGCCATCATAAATACCATCAAGATTGACGGTAAGTGAGTTGATGATGTTAACGTCAAGCCCTTCTTTGCCGCCAATGTTTGTGCTGGAAATCCGATCACCATCGGATCCGGCTCTAAGCCATGCGCCCACGTTGTCACTTGCCAGGATGGTATCAGCGTTGGTGATATCAAACCCTAGACGCCTTCCACTTAAACTCATAGATCACCCCCAAGTTTCTATTTCAATTGCCGTGTTGGGTTTATTTGATTGGATCTTAAACGACCATAAGGTAAATGGATCCAGGTTCATTTTACTATATTCGGATCCCGAATACACGGTCGTGTAGGACGTATTGGCCATCCATTTTAATTTGAGTTCAGCGTTTGGGGTTGGTGTTTTTATCCATAGGGCTTTTGAGCCATTTGGCAAGTTAAAAGTTGTATCCGTATTGGCATTTGCAATGGTCAAATTATGTTGTAAAACCGTGTCAAAAGGATCCGTGTTTGCAACCACCGCACCAACGATTTCAACTTGACCAACCCCGTTATCACCGCGCCACGCATACCATTTGCCATCTGATCCCAGGATCATGAATGGCGATCCTTTATCCACATCGAGATCCGCCGTGGATCCATCAAGGAGCGCGGGTTCCATCGGAAAATCCGTGACCACGGCGATATGGATGCCCAGCGTTGCGGATCCGCCGGTAACTATGATCTCGATGCGAGGTTTGTTTGAGATCCTTGTGATGATCCTGCGTTCGGATATTGGTGCGGTGGTGATGAGCTTATGTCCCTCAAGCTCGATCCTCTCGCCAGGTGTATCCCCGCCGCCTGGTCCGCTATCCCAATAGTTAACCTTGACGGTTGCACCCACATCCAGATCTTGAACGAACAACGTGGATAAGAGCGAGTTACCGGCTGGCATCCCCATATAAAAATCATAGGTGCCAGCCGCAAAGATATCTATTGGGACCACGGTTTTGGCTTCATAGAGGCCAATGCGAAAGGGGATCTCAGCCATAAATAAAGACCTCTAAAAATAAAGAGAGAGCAAAGGCCCTCTCTTTTCTATCACAAGTTCATGTCAAGGATCACTTAGGCACTTCAAAGCCGTAAATCACTGAGGTCTCAGTTGCGGACTGAGTATGGCCTTTGAAATCTTTACGCTGGTAGGAAGCCAAGAGGACGCGATCTTGGTTAGGCAAGTCAACCATCATCTTAACGCGGATTGGCCGGCGTTGGCCGTAATAGAACCGGGTTGTATTCACGAGGACGATCCCGCCAAAGGTTGTGGTCACGCCATCATAAACGCCCGAGGCGTTCAGGTCTTCGCGCATATAAGCCGAGTTGACGATTCCAATGCCCTGATAGTTGGCCAGTACGCCTCTGAAAACGGTCGCTTGAGGGCCGAATACATCTAGGGTCTTCACCTCATCGAGAGCCAAGAATTGGGTATAGACGGATGGTCCGACAACCCAAAGCAATTGAGTAGGATCAGATCCAAACTTGCCAAGGCGAGCCCGCATGGTCCTGAGCAATGCTGGCGTGAATGCACCACCGAAATCAACCGTGCTGCCGTTGGCTGAGTTGGCAATTGCGAGAGCGCGGAGCCCGTTCCAAATCTTTTCGGCCACGTCTGCGGCTTCGGCTTGGGTATCGCTATCGATGTGGGTTCCAGTTTTGCCGTTGATGGTTGCTGCCTCAACCGCTCTGAATTGAGCCCTCACAACCTCATCGCGACCTGCAGCCATGAAATCAGGCGCGGAGTCTTCGTTAAGCTCTTCTGGGAGTTCATAGTACTCACCGAGCTTAGTGGCGCTCATGGTTATTTTTGTGGTGCTAAAATTGTTTGATGTGATCGCGGTATTTTCAGTTGCCTTGCGAGCCTTGGTAACCCCGGTCATAACTGGTAACTCAAAAGGGTTGGTGGGCATGGGCAAGGTTCTCATCTTGCGCTCAAGCACATACTCAAGCTCGTACTCCTCGATGTAGCTCGAGGCGATTGCGGTTGGCACCCATTCATCTCCGGCACCGACAACCGTGGATCCGAAAGCCTTGATCATTGGTGCGAGGACTTGCTTGCCATAGTGATGGTCAAGAGCGCCTTTAACTCGACCAGGGATCAACTCGCCATCACCCTTGGTGACTTGATCTTGAGGTTGACCGTGGAACAACTGAGCGATCCATCGGCTCGTGTCCACGGATTTTTTCAGATTAAGCACGAGGTGCTTAAGATGATCAGGGACGCGAGCATATTTTTCGTGGCATACGTTGATTTCTAAAAGATCCTTCACATCGCGAGCGCCGAAATATGTGAGAGCCTTTTGCTCATCACTATTGGATCGGTTGCCAACGGGACCATAGTTCCCCTTGGCAATGAGGTTGGCTTTTTCTGATTCCAGGTCGGCAACCTTTTTTTCGGCGGCTACAACGCGGTCACTCAGTGCTTTGGTTTCGGCGATTTGAGCCTCTAAAGTTTCTTTATCCATGTTACATAGTCTCCGTAAATTTTTTTAATAACCCATGCGCTGTAGTCGTTGATTAATATTTTGCTGAAAAGTTGTTAAGATTTCAAGTCGCTTAGACATCTCGCCATCTGTTTCCTCAACTTCTGGCTCCTCTTTTTCAACCCCGGCACCATCCATCTTAGCACTCATTTTCTGGATCTCGACGATCAACGAACCTAGCAAGGCGTTAGTTTGTTTGGCTAAAAGCAGATAAGGATTTTCATCAGCGCCGACCGCATCCGTGCCAGAGGCCATAGGCGGGAGCGGCAAACTTTTTTCTTGTTCCTCTTGATCAGGTTCGATCTTATCAGATGGCGCTTGAGATATAAAGCCAGTCATTCCGTTTCCTAGCTCGACCACGCCAGATTTTTCGGCATCGCCCTCGGCTTGGGCAAACATCCAAGCATCGTCGGTTTCGCTCATCTTGTCGGATTTGAACCCTTGCGCCTCGACAAACTTGCAAGCCTCATCTTGGTTTTCGAACTTGGCTTTTGGCACCGAAACCGAGATCAAGGCCATCTTTGGCTTATCCATTTCAGATCCTTTTAAAATTAAAATGAATGATTTTAAAACCTTTGGCGGCATGGGAATGATATCACCGTTCATTGCGGCATGGACGATATCCGCAGGCGTTTGCGCCATCTTTGCGACACGTTTAAACAACGTGGTTTTATCAGCGTTAGAGCCCATGCATTTAAAGATTAGATTATGCGTCATGGCGGCGTCCACCGCACCTTTGGCCTGGAGCCTTTTCTCTTGGCAAAACATCTGGCCAAAAGAATTGTTTGCAAACCTCTTTTGCAAAACCGCGAAGGTTGAATCCTGGTTCATCGGGATTGGGACGATGGATTGCTCGATAAGCTCGAATGCAGTTATCACCCGGTTACCTGAATTATCCTTATCATCTTTGAGGCTTTCGAATCCGATGGAAAAGGTTTTAAGGATCCCTTCCTCGACCAGATCCCTCACGGCTGAAATCTTTTCGGTCTTTGAGTTGCTGATCTGGATCTTGGTATAGATCCCCTTATCCGTGGGCTCAATGACCAGTGACTTGCCAACGGGCATATTGCCGAACGCGATATCACGGCCATGATCGAAAAGGACTATGGGATTCTTTTTATAGTTTTCATAATTGCCGCCTTTCGGATCGACCCGCTCTTTGCCTCGGTCCATCACGTTGGCGTTGCTATAGCCCTCGATGATCAGAGAGCCATTAGACGCGGCCTTTTTTTCAAATGGAAAATAGATGTGGGCTAGCATTTATCCCTCGGTGGTTTGATCAGCGGTTATATCGCTTTCGTTTATTTTACTCATTTCCTTGGCTGGTAGCATAATCCAGGTGCATCGGCAATTGATTGCCATCCCTGGCGTGGAACCCGGAGCCCTCGGGTATTGGACTTCCTCGCCCGTGAGCGGCTCGGTAAACGGTTCGGCGGACTTTCGGATCTGGCCATGCATCTCAGCGTGACTTTTCTTATCCGTGGACTTGAGCCCTCGGACTCGATCGTCCTGAGCGGTGAGCCACATCTTTTGCAAATCCGGCACGACCTTGGCGGCGTCCTGCATCGCGGCGGCTTGCCCTAAAGAAACCGCCGTTAGCACCTCAGTCCTTGCGATGGTCTGAGCGCGGCTATCGATGTTTTCCACGTTGGCGAACTTATCCGCAATTGATCGAGCGATCTCATTGATGGTCTTATTTCCCTCGATCCCCTTATCGATGATCGCCATGATTTCCTCGGTTGAGGTCTTAGTCATATCATCAAAGGTTGCCAAGCCTCGTGCGGCTAGCGTCAACCGGCGATCCTTGGCACCGCGTTCCTTTGCCGCTTGGATGGTGTCCTTGTCGGGAAAGTCGAATGGGATATCGAGCGCCACATCATAGCCAAGGTCGATAGTTTCATCTAGTGCAGCGGTATAGTCTTTTTTCCATTGATCCTTGAGGCTATTGAGAGCCTCGGTGATTGCCTTTTGAACCTTTTTGCGATCCTTGATTTTGGCCTTGGTTGCCCAAGAGATCCGCTTGCCCACGCCATCCGTTTTCAGATAGGACTTGGCGGAGATGTATCCCTTCTCATCGTCGAGATATTTCTTAACCGCTGGAATCACCTTGACCACCTGATCCCCGAATAGCTCGACCGAGGCTTTATAGATCGCGGGCTCGGACTTTCCGGTAACCCGTCTCACATTGGATTCCCTCTTGTCAAACCAGGATGAGTTGGCTTTAAGGAAATGATCCGCCTTTTCCTTTTGGCTATTCGATGGCATCGGCAAATCTTTGGTAACCTGAACCGGATCCGCGCTGAATTGGGAAAAAGGAATTGCTGGCGCAGCGGGTTTGCCCGGCAAGCTGTCGCCGCCCTCAAGCGGTGGATCCGCCCATACGTCCTCGCGGGTTTCGTTCAGCGTTCGGGTATTAAGCATAACCGTGGCCAGGTCCGCCTTGGCCTTTTTATCCTCTTGCAGGATATCAACGTCCGATAGATCGAACTCAAGGAAATGATCCTTGCCAAGCGCGTTCCTAAAGGCGTGGGTCATGGTCCCGGCAATGAGCCTCATGGTGGGCTTGAGGGTCGATGCCCAAAAGTTCTTGAGCGCGGTTTTGTATTCCTCGGATCCGAGTGATCCGGCCTTTTGGATTCCGACCTCGTGCGGTGGGACTTTGAGCAAGGCCAAGATGGTCTCGCGGTTCTGAGCGATATAGTCCTTGAGTTGCTGATCCGCGAGGCTATGGCTCATAGGCTTCGCGGTCACGCCTTTAGGCAAGATCATCGTGCGCCGTTGATTCCGGCGTCCCGTGTATGCCATCTCAAAAGACCTGAGCAACTTGGCGGTATGCGTTTCGTTGGCATCTTGGCTCAACTCTAGAGCCATGCTTGGCGATGCGCCCTTTTGATAGAATCCGTTGAGATACTCTTGGCTCCAGCGGTTAAACAAAAGGCACCGTTGGCCAGGGATGAATGGGCTTAATCCCCAGATCATTGAGCCTGGATTAGGCCTACGGACATGGATTATATTGGCCGGGTTAAAGATCCAGTTGGTGCGCTTGACCGGGAACCCGTCCTTATCAACCACCTCATAGGAAACGTATCTGGTTATGTTTCCCACGCTATCGAAATCGATCTGAACCGATTCGGTTGGGATGTTAAAGATCTGCCAAGATGGTCCCTCTTTAACCCATTGGATGCCGTTGCCGGTTAGGGTTAGATCCACAACGTGGACGTACATCCACGAGTGATAATCCTGGAACTCATTAGGTCGATCCAAAACCGCTTGCAATGGATGGTCCTCGGCTGGCTCAATCGAGGCAACGCCATCCTCGATCACTTGCCTCATGACCCTCAAAGCCTGGCTGGATATTTTCATGGCGATCAAATCCACCACGATATAAACCCAGTCCTCACTCTCAAAGAGAGCCTTGAGGTGGTGCGGGTCTAGTGCGGTGGTATCATCTGTTTGCCATGCGCCTGTTAAATCATTTTGCACGACCTGAGACAACGATGAGCTTTTAGTTTCAAGTCTGGCAATGTCATGGACTAGATTTTCGACCTCATTATTCATCATCATCACCATAGACTAGGTTGTAAATATTAGAGTTATCCTCTTTTATCGCCGCATCAAGCAATATCACTTCCATATTACTTTGGAGTTGCTGGACACCATACCATGCTAACAGAAGTGCGCTGATCGTGTCGTCATGTCGTCCCGTTTGTGCAGCATAGAATAGCATACCAATGGCATTCGTTCTAACCTCATAAAATTCGAGTTCCTCAAGCAAGGTGGGCCACCTTGGAAGTCGGATCTCCTGGTTCTCGATTCCCACTATTAATTGGCTCACCATGCTGGTCTTTAGGGTATTGGTGAACGTGATTCCGGTTGATGGGTATGGCAGTGACTGAACCATCTCATCTATTGCTACACCAACCCCTGTTTTGTCATGAATTATCTGGTCAACCTGTCCGAATGACCCTGCGAAATGATACAAACGCCGCATTGCATTTTGATAGGTCTCTCGGTTGAAGCGCTCATATCCCACGACCCGCTTTTGTTTAACGTCTATCGCGATAAATACCGTGAAATCGACGCTTTTTGCCCAGTCCACGCCGATGATTACTTGTGAGTTGCTTGACTCAGGTGATCGCCACCTTTCCCTGCGTCCATAAACATCAAAATCAGATGGATCACCAAATAAACACGCCTCGGTCCCAATGAAAACCGATCCATCGTCAAGGAATTCTGCAAGGAAGTACTGCCTATATAATCGGTCAGGCAATGTCCTTTTTGCGAATGCAATCGTATCACGAGGAACGTGCGGATTATCTGCGGTTGGCGCGGTGATCGCGATCATCTGCGGCGGTCGATTTTCGTGCTTTGCCCGTTCCATTTCCTCTCGCGCCTCGAGGAATTTTTTATAGAACCAATTCTTGCCAGATGGCGTTGAGCAAAGAGCCATGGGACCACGGGTAACCGTGGTTGTGGTCTTTGATGCGGCATAGACCTCATATTCAAGCTTGGCGCATTCATCAAGCACATAGCCCGAAACGGCTTCGCCCTCAAGACTCCCGGCATTGCGACCATGAAAAAACTGGATCATGGTATCAATGGACGGCATCTTGAGGCTGAGGTTCGAGTTGTTAGTTAATACAAACGGTTTTCCTGGAAGGATCCGCGAGCAATATTTGAACCCAATCTTGGACTGGCTATAGATCGGGCTCACCCATCGCCAAAGGGCTTGCCTCTTGCGGGGAGCGGCCAATACCAAGGCACTAGCCGCGCTGATCGATTTCCCATACTTGGTTCCGCAAGCGATCACGATCTCTCGGAGTTCCGGCGTGATCAGCGCGTTCATGATCTGTCTTTGGGTTTCGGAATGTGGCGAGGGAACAACGATCTCAACTATCTTATTTGTCGCCATCCACTTCGCCCTCGACGATCATATCCCTCACGACCTCGCCGCCATCACCAATCCGCGTTTGGAATACTATCTTTTCGGTGCCCTCGATCCTGGCCAAAGGTCCACCAAGGCGGTTAGAGGCAAAGAGAGGGAATAGGATCACTTTGGCCGCCTCTAGTGCCATCTTATCATTGGATCCCTGGATCATCTGGATAATCCGCCGAATGGCAAGCTCTTGAGCCTTTTCGGTCAACTCAGGGATCCTCATGAGTTGCTCGCTCAACGCTTTTTTAAACGCTGGCCTATTCAGCCTTTCCTTGAGTTCGCGCTCATCGATCTTTTCATCAAGAGCCCTAAGCAAGTCTTTTTTCGGAATGCCAGGGAACTTGATCGATAGCTGAATGATCTTTTTATCGATCTCATCGATGGCCCATTCATTGATCTTTTTCATGTGGCCAAGGCCCTCCGCATACAGGGCAGCGTCCCATTGCCTTGGTTACCAAAGCCGCAATGAACTTCGTATAGTGCTTTAGTTTTTTGAGTTCCTCTTTTTGATCCTTGTCGATCGCGAAGGAAACTGTTTCCTTTTTGTCATTCATGAGAGATATTATGGAGATATTATTTGAGAGGTGCAAGGATTTTTATGATTTGCTTTTTCGATAAGGTTCGAGACAAGGTAACCGGGTTTGAAGGGGTCGTGACCGCAATCCACGATCCCATGACATCCGCTTATCAATATGGATTGCAACCACCGGTCAAGCCGGATGGCAACCTACCCGAGATCGTAACGTTCGATGCGGATGCTTTTGAGATCTTGGAAAAGAAAAATCAGGATCAACGCGTTCCATTCGAAAATGCACTATACAATTACCGCGATCAGGTCAAATGCATCATCACTGGTTTCCAAGGCCAAGTCGTTTCAAGAACCGAGTTCTTAAATGGATGCATCCAATACCGCGTTCAAGGTCCTTTAAAAAAGGATGGAACCATCCCAAGCCCTGAGCGGTTCGCTGAACGCCAATTGATTTTAGTTAAGCCAGCACCTAAAAAAGCCGTGGTTAAATCCGGCGGTCCCATTATGAGAGGTCCTTTGTAATGAAAATAAATATGATCCCCACAGCTGATATCAAGCCCTATGAAAAGAATCCGCGCATCAATGCTGAGGCGGTCCCTCAGGTGGTCAAGTCCATCAAAGAGTTTGGTTTCCAGCAACCCCTGGTGGTTGACAAGAATATGGTGCTGATCGTCGGGCATACCCGCCTTTTGGCGGCAAAAGAGCTAGGGCTCACCGAGGTTCCCGTGGTGATTGCGGATCTCACGGATGCCAAGGCCAAAGCCTATAGGCTGATGGATAACCGGACCCATGAGCGGTCGACGTGGGACGATACTCTTTTGATCCAAGAGGTCATGGAACTAGGGGATTTCTATACGCCTGAGTTTTTAGATTTTGACCATCTGGATTTCCCAAAAGAGGATGAGCAACCCCAAGGCGATCCCGATGAGGTCCCAGATGAGGTGCCAGCGATTACCAAGCCTGGCGACCTATATTTGCTGGATCCGTATTATGAATGCTCAGTTTGCAAGAAAATCTATGCCTATGAAATCGGCAAGGACCTAAAGGAGTGTACTTGTGGCGTTGCAGCTTAAGGGTCGGCATAGAGTTTTGTGCGGGGATTCAACCTCGTTGAGCGAGGTCGAGAGTCTCATGGATGGGGATAAGGCGGATCTTTGGATAACCGATCCGCCATATGGCGTTTCATATGCTGATAAAAATGAATTTCTCAATGCGCTTGGTAACGGAGTTCGCCTTACCAAGCGCATTGAGAATGATCATATGTCAATCGAAGACATGGCGATTTTTTGGGAAAAAATAGCTTTGAATGCCCACTTCGCGACATCTGAAAAATCCGCCTATTATTGGTTTGCATGTCAAGGCGGTGATCAGATGATGATGATGATGATGATGATGAGCATATCTCGTGCCAAATGGAAGGTTCGTCATGAATTAATTTGGGTAAAAAATAACCATGTCTTAGGTCGATGTGACTACTCTTATAAACACGAGCCAATTCTTTACGGCTGGAAAAAAGATGGAACGCATAAATTTTATGGCGGATTTCAAACATCAGTCTTAGAGTTTGATAAACCGACATCATCTAAGCTTCATCCAACTATGAAACCAGTTGAGCTTATAGAAAAGTTAGTCACAAATTCGAGCATAGAAAATCAATTAATATTTGAAACTTTTTTAGGCTCCGGCTCAACCCTCATAGCTTGCGAAAAAACCGGGCGACGATGTTTTGGAATGGAAATCGATCCTCATTATGTCGATGTGATCATCGAGCGATATAAGAAATTCTGCGGAAAAGAGGTGATCAAATGCTAGTCCTCAAGTCGAGGCATAAGATCATTTGCGGATCCTTTTTCGATTTCAAGCCCAATGGCATCGATGCGGTCGTTGCGGATCCGCCCTATGGATGCAATGAGGTCACAAATCGAGCCACGAACAAGCGAGGCAAATTAGCTAAGAGCCAGGATTTTAAACCCGTGGCTGGCGACGATTCGAACGAAACCGCCAGATCAGCTTTTGCCTATCTAGCTGGCGTTAAAGAGCAGGTCTGGTTCGGTGCCAACTTTTACCCGGTTCCGCCAAGCCCTAGCTGGATCGTATGGGATAAGCGAGGCGAGGTTGCATCGGATGATAACGGGGATTGCGAGCTTGCATGGTCGAACCTTGGCGGACCGATCCGGCAATTCACGCATCTTTGGAAGGGTTGCATCAAAAAGAGCGAGCATGGGGAAAAGAAAATCCATCCCACGCAAAAACCCGTGGCTTTATATAGCTGGCTATTTGAAAGGATCGAGGGGATTGAGGTTTTAGATCCATTTTTGGGGTCGGGATCATCCTTGATCGCCGCTCATCTGGCTGGGAAAAACATGGTGGGAATCGAGATCGAGCCGGAATACGTGGATCTAGTCCTTGCTAGGTTTCAAAGAGTATGTAAAGCCACCGTCCTTAAGTTTCCGTCTCTTGAGCTTTTTAGCCTGAACCGCCCTGAGAGCGATTGAGGACCAGAATTTAAGGTTATCATCCTTAAGGCCAGCCTTTTCCATCATCTCATAAGGCGTGAGGGTTTCGTGGTGAGCCAAGAGGTCAAACATGATTTCGGTTCGGCCAGTCTTTTCTTTGGACTTGGGTTCAGCGGTTGGCTCAACCTTAACGGGTGCTTTGGATTTTGTAGTCTCAGACTTAGCGGCGTTGATCTCAGAAAAGAACTTTTGCAACTGAATATATGAATCCCAAGCTCCCGCAAGCGTATCAGTTGCGTTCAGAGTCACCTCAGCGTTATTAAATTTCATTTTGAATAGCCCGTTTTCGAGTTTGATAATTTTCATTTTAGATCTCCTTTCCAATTTGTTTAAATTCACTCACATGCATATAAACCAATTTTTCACCACCATCTCTCTTGTAAATGATCGCAACCTGATCGCCATAAAAGTTGATCGATACGACCGAATACCATGATCCTAAAAATTCGATTTTCATTTGCTGATCTCCTCTCTTGACTCCTTATCGGAACAACCAGAAAAAACTTTAGCCAAACCTTATAACCTATTGACTCCATAAGCAAAAAAGCGACTCCGCCGGGAGCCGCTTGGCAATTCTTACTTACATCTTACGACCCAAAAATAATCCCTCTCATTGATCAAGATCCCCGCCATCGTCGGCGGATGGCGACCCTCATATTCAATAGAATAGCCCTTGGGACACGTTTTGGATGCCGTGGTTTTAAGGTCCCTTTGGTATAGAGCCTCACCATATCGGCCAGCGTTGACGCCTATGGTTTTTAGATCTGGCTGATCGCGGACCACGCGAGCCGTGGTTGAGCAACCAGCCGCCAGGAAAATTGCAAAGATTATTTTCATTTTTGTTTTTCCTTTAGTTCTAGATCCGTAAATACAAAATCACGATTGCCAAGATTTTTCTCGACAAGATCCAAATAATTTCTTGCAAATAATATTGCTTGCAATTGTGATTCCCTATCGGTTCCCATTTGGATTATAAAGCCGATTGCATTCATGCCCTCAGCAACCGCTAAATGTGGATCACGTTTTCCGACCTTATGGAGATGTGATACGGTTTCCATGATTTTATGGGCTTTTTCTTTAGATTCCATCATCAACCTCTCTCGGCTCAAACGTGTCAATGATCCAAGCCGCAAGGCGTAAAGCCTCATGTGGAGCTATAGCCTCGCCTTCCATAAGAAACAAATTGCCATCCATATCAACGCCAGCAAAAGGGATATCGGGTTTATCCAGATAATAAATACCGGCTTTTGATTCTAATAATTCAATTTCCTCTTTAAACAATTGAGCTTTTGATTTTTTCATTTTTCGTCCCTCACCTTCTCAAAAGCCTCGATCACTTTTGCCGCAAATTTTGAATCGGGCGCGAGTTCGATAAGAGCCGTGGCTAGGTCCTCAGCCGCATCCAAAAGTTTTTTATATTTCCATTCAAGTTCTTTGCTCATTAGAGTTCCACCTCAATCCTATATAAATCAAAATTGCCCATGCTATCTGGCACAGTTTCATACCTAGTTTCAAATTTTTGTATGACCGCCTTTTTTATCCTTAAAAAAGTCTCAACGTCCTCGATCCGCTCAAAGCTTGAAACGTTAATCCATGATCCTGGAAAAGGACCGCCATACTCAAATCTTGATTTTAAAACGTGATAGATCATTTAACCGCCTGGATAAAGTTTATTTTTTACATCAATCCAAAGTTCTGAAACCCTAATTTTACTGCCATCGCTCATTAAAAATTCAACTTGGCCTAAACTAGTCAACTCCACGGAACATACCAAATTTAAATTAATTAATATTTGACTGCTGCCAAATCCAGAATTAAAAACCATAAATTTAGGTAGCATCACCAAGCCCTCGATTGCTCACAAATCCGAAATGATACAAAAGTCCCGATTGCGCCGCTCATCGCTGAACCCCAGGGACCGCCCAACTCCGTGCCTAATATCGTCGCGCCAGCAACGCCAGCGGCCACGCACGAGGCCATGTATTCCGTTCCGGTTCCCGATGCCTCGGCTTGAGCCCAAGTCCCGGCGTTGAACCGCCCTTGCAAAATCGGTTTTAATTTGCCGCTGGCATAGTCCACCGCACCATCCCACATTTTGCATGAGGCTAGTTTTACCGTCTCACAAGCCGCATATTCCACGGGCTCGCGACCCTTGCATTTTCTGCCAGGATTCCCAAAAGTCGGGCACGGATACTTAAATTCAGCGGCTTTTCCGCAATCCGAATTGCAGTCATATCCGAATGCGTTGGTTGAGAGCAATAGACTAAACAAAATCCTTTTCATTATCCGACCTCTTTTAATTTGACTTTTAAAGCGTCAAGTAATTGGTTCAAAACATCCCGACCTATGATCATCCGCTCACCACCGAGCAACTCGGGCAATTGGGCTATATCGTGGGTTGTTAGTTTTCCCGCCGCGCTCTTATAATGTATGACCGTATGGTCACCGATCATGGCTTTAAAAGCCGAGCATTTTGCGTTAAGGAAAAGCGCCAGTTCGCCTTTCTTTAAATCAAACTCCCCGATTTGCTCAGTGAGCCCTTTGTGTGATTTCTGCAAATTGATATTTAAAAAAACCGTGGCGCATCGAATTTTCATAGTCCAAGTATCCTCTTGATATTTGCCAATCCAGAATTTATCTGAGCGAGCGAATCCGCTAGGGATGGATGTTTGACTACCGTTGGATCGACGATCCTAACAACCTTTTTTTGGCTTTTTTTTGCGGCCATTCGATTCTTTGCCGAGTAATATGCGCCTCTTGTGCATCCCACGGCTTTCATAGCCTCATCGATCCCGCAATTATTTTTTTCTTTATAATCTTGCACTTTTTCATAGACGTTCATGGTTTTCTCCTAGTTTCCCAAACGATAGCTTCCGCTATCTGGACATCAATACACTCAGCCATATTCAAAATCTGCGCGGCTTTTTCCGCGCCAGCACCTCCCAACTCAGGATGCAATTTAAAGACCTTTTGCATGGTCCAATTGTCCTCGTTTTGCCAATACAACTCATTGATCACGGCCACAAGATCCGGCTCAGGTCGATCCTCAATGCGGATTTCAAACTCGTAGCCTAGGGATTTGAAAACCCGCTGATAAGTTTCTAACGAAACAAATCCGGTTCCATCCTCAATCGAGCAAAGGGCGTTGAGCCCTATTCCGGTATCATTATAAATTGCCATCTTGGAAACTTTTTTTTGCGACCGGATCTTGACCAGGGCTTCACCAATTTTTTTCTTAAACTCATTTTTTATAGTGATCCGCATTGCGCCTCAACTTGTCGTGCAACCATTCATCATCTGAGCGCCGAGTGAAAGCCCGGCAGATCAAAACCGTGATTGCATATGGCATGAAAAACATAATAGCCGCCAAAATCCAAAGGTTCATTCCTTGAGCCTTTCCGCTTCTTCTTGTGTAAAGAAATAAGCTTTGCCTCTTTTCTCAAACTCGACTTTTCCATCCCTGATCCATCGAGCTAAAGTCCTCTTATTAATTTCCAAAAACTCGCACAAATCATCCGCGTTGAGGTAACCATCAGGCGTCTCAATCTTAGCTATGGTCTTAGTCGGATTTTCCAACTTGCCGAGCTTTCGATATTTGCCATCAGGCATCTTTTGCCAATGCTCGCCATACTCATCGACTATGAACTTTTGATGGGGCGTATAAGAGTTTTCCTTGAGCTTGCGCTCTTTTTTTTTATTCATATGGGCTCATGTTTTTTAAGGATATGATGGGCGTAATGAGGCTTTGTATCCTTAAGAGCCAAGGCAATGTCCTCTATCTCTCGATTCATAAAACCCCACCTTTAAAGACGTTGTGGTTCCAGCGGCGCGGCTTGCCGGAATAGTGATAAGTCGAACCAAAGCAGGGCCTGAGTTCCACGCGCTCTTTAAACCGCTCGCTTAATAGTTGACCGATCTCAGCTATTGAGCCGTCAAACTCACCAAGATCCTCTCGCTCATTGCTAATCCGGTGAACTCGAAATACATGCCAGCGATTGCCTGAAATCCTCTTAATTTCTATAACCATAATTGTGACACCTCCAAATGGATGCCACAAATTTAAAACACTGTTACCACCTTGTCAACTCAATCCATCCCCTTTCAGGATCAAAATCGAAAATTGCCAAGTTGCCGGTAAGGTCCCGCCCTATACCGTAATTGTGTATAGCACTATGATGGCTCACGCCGGATGAGATGCCGGGCGCGTCAAAAGGCGGGGTTGAGATGCGATCCGCCAAGGCTCTAAGAGCCTCGGCAAGATCCTCGGATTCGCAAAAATAATAGGCATCAAGCCTTAGGAGCCTCAACTTTTTTGCATTTGTATCCAGCGCATTTTTCATAGGACCACGCGAAAGGGAATAGTGCGATCACCACGGTTTCTAATAAAATGAATACTAACGATTTGCCCAAACCTTTAAAATCCGGCTTCATAATAACTCTCCTCAAAATTTTGATTTAACGATCTCGATGATGTCATCGTACCGCTTTTTATCTTGAGGCAAAAGTTGATCATACGGCAAGAGCCGAGGATCCGTGCGGTTGTCAAAAGTGAATCCGTATTGAAAGCCGTTGGCCATCATGGTGGCGCACCAAACTTGATGCATTCGCTCGGGCTTAACGTCCGGCGCGTCCGCAAAGATAACCACGACGATAAGAGCCTCTTGGCGGTCGGGCCTTTCGCCGACCACCGCACGAACCCGCCTCATGGTCTCACTCAACGTCATAAGGGATCGCTCTCACATCGTGACTACAATAGATCTCAGATCCATCCATACACTCGGTCAAATTGAGCCCACAAACGCTTTGATAAGAATCCGTGCATTGGATTACCTCTCCGGTCCCAAGCTCAAATAGCCTTGGTTCTGAGGTCACGCATCCGCTGAGCAAGATGGTTATGGTGAGTAGGATCCTCAAAAGACGATCCTTGTAACTTTGGTTACAGGCAAGCGGCGACCTTTGATAATGGTCGGGTCGACATGCTCGCCAGCGTGGATCAAAGCCAGCAATCCTTTTTTAGAATCCGCCTCGAGGAAGGTTCCATCGGCGCACACGGCAATGTAATTGGCGGTCGGTCTCTTGCGGTCCTCGACCACATCATGGGCTAGTTCGGTCATTGGATATCCTTTCGAAAGGGTTGATAGCCATGATCATACATTTTTGTTTCAGTGAGTCAATATTTTGTCATTTTTGGCAATTGCTCAAAATTGGATTTGGCTGAGTTACCAACTTTAGGGAAGGTAAACAAGTTTTTACATGAATTTCTAAATCAATCTGAGTTGGAATATCCAAAAAAAAGGTCAATGATACCGAGTTATCCATGTTATCCACGGTTATCCACGGGCATGTGGATAACGTAACCTACCCATAATCATTGGGAAATAGTGCCATTTTCTTATGTTATCTATGTTATCCATGAAAAAGAGAGAGAGAGAGAAAAAAAAAAAAAAAAAAAAACTACCAAGCGGTAGTTTTTCTTAACGTCTATATTTTTCGTGGATAACCGTGGATAACGGGATAACAGAATCATTCTATCAGGTTAGAACCAAATCCGAGATGGATAACCGTGGATAACCATGGATAACCCAATCATTTCTAAGGGCGGCGTCATACAAGTTCCAGTTTAATTGCCTTAAAAACATTGCCACCTCGACCGCCGGATCCAATCGTCGAACGTCTTGCGTTAGGTAATCTTATCAAAGAGCGCGACCATTGGGATGCCCACCTGGTCTTGCTATAGATCTTTTCAAGCTCAGCATGAGCATTCGAAATCCACAGCATCTTTTGTTTTAACACGATCCCATAGTTCTTTAAACCCTCGATTTCGAACTCGGTCACATAAGTCTGAGACCCCAAGATCCTTTCAATCGTGGTTTCGCATAGGTCGCCATTTGATTTGCGAAAAGACAATTTCCAGGTTAGCAAATGCTGTAAACATTCTTGCTCATCCGTCAACTTGGAATCCTCAATTTCATATTTAAGATCGAGTTCAGAAATGAGGGCCATAGCCTCGGATTCGCTGATAGGGCGGTCATGCTCAAGGGACCAGAATCCAGCCAAGAGGGTCCCAACTTGCTGGCCATAGCGTTGGCTCACCCGGCCAGCGAGCGCGGTTCCTAGGATCCGCTGAGAGGTCCTGATCACGTTCACAAGGCGGGTTCCCCTCGCAAAGAGCGCGTCACCATAATCTGTATCGATTGTGGCCATCATCTTTTCCACGGCTTTCCACCGCACGATATCGTTGCCATGCGGTTTCAACTCAAGGACCGAGAACCTGGACCGATCCGCATCGTTATCCAAGTTGACGCGGACGCTTGAGACCAGGGCGGGAAAGGCAAGCTCGAACTCAACGGCATTGCCGTTGGCGGATCCTTTAACAATCTTGCCTTGAGACGCGCTCCAGGACACCCTCAGGAGCTCCACAAGATTTTGGACCCTAGCCTTGGATAGATCCCCGGTGGTTTCAAACTCATCAAAGATCACCGGCAGGCTGGATGATTTTATCGTCTGGCGGATCCCCGCCTCGGTCGAGGATCCGTGGAGATGGATTTTCCCCTTGGCGGATCCTAGAGCCGGTGCGATGAGGTTATTCATCACGGTTGACTTGCCAGTCCCGGATCCGCCGGTCAACCAAATGTGAGGGCGGATATCCAGGGCTCCCGCGATCCGGGCAATGGCGAGCCATCCGGCCAAAAGGTAACCCGACTTGGGATCAACCCAAGAGAGGGCTAGGCAGCAATCAATGAGGGCCTTGCCGCATTTGAGCGGTTCAGCCATAGGCGGAATACGGTTTCTTGTCTGGACGTAAATATACCAGCTTTTTGCCCGCGAGAGCCCTATCTCACGGTTGTCCATAATCAGGCTATGTCCGGTATTGATCACGATCCGTCCCTCATCGAGCCAAACCCCGGTTCCCCTCACGCGGTTGGAATCGAAGGGCCCTACAGCTCGACCCATTTGGACCAGGGCATCCGTGGCGGCAGTCCAGTCCACGCCCTTTTCATTCTGATACCGAGCCGCCCAATACTCACCAGGAGCCAGCTCAAAAAGTTGATGCTTGGCAAACGATGTAATTCGAACGATATCTTTGCTTTTGATTTGGTAAAAAAAGTATACGGATTCGTCATAGCCCAAAGGCAAGAACCCGACCTCAGGATCCCTCTCACATTCAAAGAGAGCCTTAACCGCATCGATCCCTTTTTGGAGCTCCAGGTCGTTAAAGTCGGTTCCCTCGGTTGATTCAAACTCAGGAAACACCAAAGCGCCATGGGATAAGAGGGACGCTTTACCCGCCTTATCCCTTCCGGTATTCGGTTCTTTTTGGCGATCATCATCACCACAAATTGTGATTTCAAGATCAGGATATTTTTCATGCAGCAACTTGGCAACCTTAACCAAGTTACCGGCATCGATTGCAACGATCACGGTTTTTCCGGTTGCCTTAAAAAGCGTGACGCCGGTTGCAAATCCCTCACATATCAAAACATCAAGATGTATTTCCGGTCCAATGCGATGAAAGTTGCAATCAACTTTTGCGCCCGTGTTAAACCTCTTAGTTCCATCCGGCCAGATGTATTGCACCGACCATAGTTTTCCACTAATATCCCGTAATGGAACCACTAGCCTTTCCTCAAAGATCTTTGCTCCGTAAAGGGCATCGATTTTTTTTCGGCTCATGTATTCCGTCTCACCATATTCGAGAGACTTAGCCCAAATGATTTCTGCCTTCTCACTCGCCTTGATGTTTCTCTCGATCCTATCCTGATCTAACTTTTTTTGAGCTGCCCGACTTTGGGCTTTGATTGCATCAAGATCAATCTTGCTCAATCCTTGCGGTTTGTATTCGTGCTTTTCACGGGTTCGCCAATCACCAAAAGTTGCATATTGATAAGTTTTGCCGCTAGAAACCGCATGATTCTGGAACCCCACAAACCAAGCGTTATCGCGTCCACCATTGCGCCCAAATCTTATCAACTCACCATCAAGCCTGATTTCAGGCAATGCGAAGCCATGGCTTGCCAAGGCAGCTACCAATTCATCCATGAAACGGTTTCCTTTGTTTAGTCGGATTTAAAAGAAATTGTAGCGGGGTCGTAAACCGACTTAACCGACCCACCATCGCGAATGGCTGCTACAATTTTCAAACACTCTATAGCGTCCTCAGATGATCGCGCAACACAATAGATCCCGCCCATTTTTTTTATCATGGCCTCGAATCTAACTTGACCTTCGGACTGAGTTGCCTTGCCGGTTTTTACCTCTATTTCCACGCGAACACCATACGTTGTGATTCCAGTTATATCAGCGCATCCCACGAGCCCATACTTGATCAGCCGGTCACCACGATAAGCCGCGCCGGTCGGCTGTTCCCAAAACCGCCCAAGGTTAAGTCGATTCAAATCCAATAGAATCTGGCGAACTAGATTGTCGTGACGCCGCGTCAATTGCGCTCTTGATAGTGTCCCATTCCCGCTTTGCATGAGTTGCACCAAATTCCGTTTTTATCCGATGATAGACCCAACCCGGTTGGTATCCAAAATTGATCGCACGATTGATAAGTGATTTCACTTTTGACTTTACACGTTGTGCATTCAAGATTTCAACGTCTTTTATCTCAACCAGGTCAATATCGGTGCGGTGGATTGGTGCCTCGCGCTCTTTTTTGGGATTCACAAAGCCGCATTGGGGACATTCATCAGCGGGTTTTTCATAGACATAATAGCATTGTTTGCAAGTCTCATATTGGATGAGGTCCTCGACCTTTTCCTTTTTGCCGGATCCGTCAAGATCGCATTCCTTTTCCATCTCGATGAACCCATGGCGGACCACGTTCTTGCCGTGGTCGAGGACAATGAAATTTGATTTTCCTGGATAAATTCTAGTTGCTCTGCCTAGTTGCTGAATCATTAAGTTATAGCTAGCGGTTGGCCTGGCCATAATTACGCATGAAACATAGGGCATATCAACCCCGGTGCAAAGGATGCCCACGTTTGAGACAATCTTTACAACGCCGGTTTCTAGATCTTTAAGAGCCTTTTGGCGTTCATCCCAAGAGTTCTTTGCCTCGATGTGCACCGCTGGAATCCCTGCCGCAATGAATTGATCCACCATGCCAAGTGAGTTGGCCACGGATGTGGCAAAGCATATGGTCGGGCGGTTTTCCCCTTTTTCCAGCCAGGTCTTAACGATATCGCCGACGATCTTTGCCTCACCCATAATGCCGTCAATTTGATTGGTATAGAAATCCCCGGTCTTTTTGTCGATCTTGAGCTTTTCAAAATCCGTTTCGGATGGCATAGAAAAATATTTTGGCGGGACTAAATAGTTTTGCTTGATGAGATCTGAAATGGTGATCGGATAGACCACCTCATCAGCAACGTGTCTCAGCCCTTGGGGAACGTGAGGCGTGGCGGTTACTGGCAAGAAAAAGGTTTCAGGCGGATATTGCTCGATCAGCCAACGAAAGGATGGTGAGGCTGCATAATGACAGTTTCCAATTGCAACTGCCATTCCGCTTCTACGAACGATAATGTTTCCTTTAGGGACGGTGACGCAATAAACGTAACCTGAATATTTAGATTCCTCTCTTTTTATCTGTTGAAATGTGCATGTGCTTGCGGCTTTCCTAACAAATAAACGATGCGCCGTACTAAACGATTCACTTCTGTTATCGACTTGGGTCGTGATGTTTGAAGAGTATCCAGCCAATGTCGCTACAATTTGATAAAAATCAGCGTTACTTTTAATTACGCTTGAATAGTAATAGGTAATATCGGATATTCGGCTACCATCCCAATTAACCATGTATTCAATAATTGCCCGACACTTTGAAACAGACAGAGATTTTATGTCAAAAACTTGATCTATGTATTTAGTTTTATAGGAGCATCCAACTGAAAATCGTCTTTTTTTAGGATGGGATGATTTTATTTCTCTAAATTCAAAGTTTCCTTCATTCATGAGATCGATAAACATATCTATTTTCCGCTGTTTTGTAAAAGTAAAATGGGCACGTCCAACCGATTGATCGTGCCCATCGGCTTGAAATGCAATGGCCAGTTTTTCTTTTGGAGACAAAATTTCGTCGCTGCCAACCGCTATTCCGGATTTAAATATAGACTTATAAGCGCCCTGTTTTAAATCCTTGGCCTTAATCTTTTGTACTTTTCCTCCAGAAATAATTACCATTTCATGGTTTTCGGTGACGGTAACATCTATTTTTTTATCGCTTTTAAAAGTAATCATGTTATGGTTCTCAACTAATTTTTTTACATGCCTGATTGGCGTGCAAAAGCTAATTTCTTTTGTGTTTTGATCAAACTGGGCAATCAACTCATTGCCAGATAAATTGTCAAATCTAATGAATCCTTTTTCAGTCATTATCTCCATATCAGGCGTAAAACATTCATCGATCACCACAAGTTGCGCCTCGGGAACCAATGCCCTGGCTCTTAGCGTGTCTATCGAGCAAACTTGGATATTTTCATGGGGTCGGCGGTTCCAGTGACCGGCCATCAAAACGCCGTGCGGAACCTTTTCCCTAAAGAGCCGTTGAGATGCCTGATCAACTAACTGTTTACCGCGCACGACCATAATGGCTTTTTTTTTGCGCTCATGGACGCCCTTTAGGACCTCGGAAAAGATCACGGTATTATGGGAAACCGTGCCATCATGCAGCAAAAAGTACGGATCTTGCTTGAGAGTAAAACCAAAATAGTCACCGGGTCCAAGCGGCTTGACGGAAAACTGGCTAAATTGATCCCAAATCCTCACGGGCGTGATCTTTAGATCCGTGCGGCGGATTGGTAACTCCCATAGCTCGCCCGATATACTTGCATATTTGATATTACTCATTTCATCAAATTGAAACCCTAAACTAAGAGCTATTTTTTTAATAGCCGCTTTTATATAATCATTTTTAAATTTTAATAATATATCGCGGTTTTTAAGGACCCCGGTGCCATCTATAAAGCCGCTTAGAAACTTGGCCTTAATAGCCTCGCGAGCAATGATAAAATCCGCCTTTGGTGCGGATCCTCTTAACGAGCTTAAAGAGTCATAAATTTGTGTATCGGGTTTAATAATAAGGCCATCCATACATCCTTTCATTTGGTTCGATAAATGATCTCTTAATTGCGCTGCCGGATGAGTAAATTCCATTCTGTCATGATCCGCCTGAGCAAGGAAAAATCCAGCGAGCCACGGATCTATCAGGGGATCATAGCGCCATTCATGATCCCATTTAAAACGCATGATATAGAAATAGCTTTTGGATCGCTCATTGAGCGCCAAAAATTCTTTAACCGACATCACAAAAACCTTTTTATGTGATGAATGCCAAAGCACCAACTGATGGTTGAGGTTGCATTTAAAGGACGCGCCTTTTTTGGGGACGATCTCAAACATGTGATCGATGCCCTGAGTGATTGCGACCACGGTTCTTGGTTTGGAATCGGGTCCCAATAGCCGAGCGCCTGGCTTAATATCCTCAACAGCAATCGGATTAGGTCCTTTATAGGTTAGGATCATAGTCCCTGGTGCGTGGCATTTCCCACCGCCAGTCGCGAGATGCAACAGGACTTTCCGGCGTCCGGCGGCATAGTGAGCGCGGATCTGATCAAGGGCATCTTGCTGATATGGTCTAAGAATCGTCATGGACTGTAAAATCCTTATAAAAAAAGTTAATATAACCCACTAAATCGCCATCAGTGTCATAGATGGCAATCCTATTTTTCGACGAAATTTTTAAATCGTTGTCTAACGAAACGTTTTCTAACAGGTCGATGAGTTCGAAAACTTTCATAGAGCCTCCAAAAAAAGCCGTGATACTAAAATCATACCACGGCTATTTTGGAGATCTCTTTAGAATGGAATATTATCGAGCTTGGGTTCCGGCTTTGGCTTATAACCCGTGGCTTTCCTGAGCGCCGCAAGTTCGCCCTGGATATTCATGCCATTGAGCCGTTGCGCGGCTTCCGCTCTTGACAAGAGGTTGGATAGCCCTGGCTCATTGATCCAGGCCACGCGGTAATAAGTCTTGCCCTCGTAATGCTCAGGCTCAACCGTGATCATCAGATCCTTTTGCAAGTTAAGGGTTCCGCTTTCAGGACCATCCGCCATTGCGGAAACGTCACGTTCGAGCCCACAAATCAAAAGCGTCTTAAGGGTGTATTGAGTTGCTTGGCCAGCGAATGCGCCGCGCCATAATACTCGATGCGGATCCCCTTCGGTGTCCTTGTATTCCATCTCAACCAACGCCATCACGCCGTTATTTTTGGAATCCCTCAGACCATAGTTAACGATCCGCGCCATATATTTTCCGGGATGAATTTCAGTTGCCATCTTTTGCGATCCTTTTTGTATTCATTTCGTTCCAGGTAAATAGGGCAACCAATTTTTGGATTACCCATTCTTTAAAAGCCGCCTCTTTGTCTTCCTTCATAACCATGGTATAGGCTTCGTATTTGCGCCATTCGCTAGTTATTTCCTTTTCCCATTTTAAAAAGAGTTCATCCGTCAATGGTTGGCTCCTTAATATCAAGCCGCTCTTTTAACTTGGCCTCAATCTTCAATAGTTGAGGCAAATAATCTTGAGCCTTGCCCACGGTTTCTATAACCAGCTTGCGGAACGCATCATCAAATTGCTCGGACTTTAATAGATCATCAATCCGGTTTCTTGCCGATTGCGCGTTATCGTTTCCGATCGCCGCGACATAGGCATCCCAACTAAGATCGATACACTCGGGCAATCCGAGGCGGTTCTTGGCATCGTATCCAGGGCGTCCCTCGGTCCAAATTTTCCTAGCGCCTGAGCCAAATGCCTTAAGCTCTTTGCCTTCGGTTTTTGCAAAAACCTCGAAATTTGCGAACAATACCGAGTCAACCCATTCCCTAAATTTAGGTGCGGATTTTTTATGGAGCTTTAGCTGGAACTTATCATAGGTGATTTGGTTGGCCGCATCACTATGCTGAGTGAGTTCCGAGTGAGCGATCAAGATCACGTTCATTTGGCGATCAATCCGCAATCGGTTTATGTGCTTGATGAACGCTTCCCACCGCACTGCCGCTTCGACGTAACCCTTGCCATACCCGCCAGCGGCTAACTCTATCGACTTGGCACCATGCTCTTTACAAATTTCCGCGTATAATAAAGGTTCAAGCCAATCTAATGAATCGATAACAAGAGTTTTATAATCATGCTTTTCTTTATATAGCTCTTGGATCGCCATGCCCACATCAGGCCAACTTTCAGGACATGGAAACCGCGCCACATCCAGATGATCCGTTCCATCCTCGGTTCCTAGGAATATGGGCTTTGGCGCACCCGCGGCAAAACTCGATTTCCCGATACCATCAACTCCATAGATCAAAAGCAAATGCGGCTTTTTGATCTTGCCAGTTGTAACTCTGTCAAGCATTCCCATTTTCAGACTCCTTCTTGATTAATTCCTTAACTCGATCCTCTTGATGCCTTGGGATCCGACCCCTCTTGATCCATTGATGAATGGTGTTAGAGCTGCGGTATCCTAAAGCTAGTGCTAAATGCGTTGGGTTGTTTGCTTTAACCCAAGCCTCTAGGTCTTGTAACGTGGTCATATATTTTTGAATCCCTTGAGAAATTGATTTGATAGATATGTTTTAATTTCATTTGAATATTGTGTCAACAATTTAATTTGTGCTAGAATAGAAAAAAATGAGGGCAAAGCATGTGGTCTAATTTTTTAAGGATGTTTAAATCATCCAAGATGGTTTTACGAGTTAGATCATGTCCATTTTGCAATTCATCAAAATTGATTTTAAGGAAACTAGAGGACACCGGTTTAACATTTGTAAATTGCGCCTCGTGCTGTGCAAGAGGTCCGCTCGCGGATGGTGAGCTTGAATCGATAAAACGCTGGAATAGGATGGCAACTAAAGATGAACCGTGATGAATGGCATGATTGGCGAGGCAAGGGATTAGGCGCATCGGATGCACCAATCGTGCTAGGCGTGAGTCCGTGGAAAACAAGGCAAGAATTATGGCTAGAAAAAACAGGCCAAGTTGCAAAAGAATATAAAACCAATTGGGCAATCGACCGAGGAAACCGCCTTGAGCCGTTGGCCAGGGCTCATTATGAATTGATGGTGGGCTTTGATGCACCGGCTCTTATCGTCGAGCATCCTAAATATCCATTTATAAGAGCCTCGCTTGATGGCTATTCCAAATCAAATAGCCGCGTCCTTGAGATCAAATGCCCTGGAAAGGCTGATCATGAAAACGCGCTCAAGGGAAAAGTCCCTAAAAAATATTATCCCCAGATCCAGCACCAACTTTTTGTTACTGGCGCAAAGAGCGCGGATTATTTTAGTTTCGACGGACACAATGGATGCATCGTGACGGTCCCGCCCGATCGGGCTTTTATCGTTCACATGGTCAATCTATTGATTGAGTTTTGGGATTGCGTCCTGAAAAAAGAAAAACCGGCTGATAAGATCGAGCCGGTATCATTCAATGCGGATTTAGTCGCTATCTGAGGTCATAATAATCACTGTTAAAATAACGATGATAATGAAATTGATTTGAATCAAATCAATCATTGCATCGGCTATTTTCTGAATATAACCACCCAATAGTTGCCCGCCCTATAGCCACCGATAAATCTTTGTTTAGGATCATAGATAATTTGAGCATGGCTGGGGTCGTTTGTCCAATCGGTCACCACGGATGCCGCATCGGTATGGCCGCAAGCAATCACCTCGCCGCTGGCCACGCCACCGCACCTTTTGGCCCGTTGCCAAAATTGGGAAAGGTCGCTCCCTGTATGAGAGCAACGCTTGGTTTTATTAATATCGATGGCGTGAATCCTTGCGGCGCAAGCAAGCGCGGGGTCATTGGCTAAAGCAAATAATCCGCGTTTTGACCTTTCATAATTGATGATTCCCAGCACCTCAGCGGATCCGCCAAGATCATCACCGGATCCCGGACACGGCTCGGCGGGGATCGGCGCGGGATCTGGCATAGGATTAGGGCTTTGTGAGTTTGCCTTGCACGAAACTAGGGCCAAAAGGAATATACAAATCCACTGCATAAATTCACCTCGATGCTAAATTTTGAACCTTGCTATACTTGACCACCTTAGCAATATGCTTAGATACATGTCCATTTCCCCATTTTCCATCAGCAAAATCCTTGCCGGTCCTTATGTATTGAACCGCGCCGCGCTCGCCTTGCCGGTGGTATAGGGCCAAAAGCTCGATATCGGACCAACCTTTGGTTTGCCCACGGATTTTATAGATCCATGGCGCGACCATCAAATTATAATAAACGTCAAACATCTCATCTTGTATCACCGCCATCTTAGCCTTGAGCTTGGACTTGCAGGAAGGGACCACGCTGGCCCAAGTCCGACCATAGTTTTTCAGAAAAAAAGAGTTCCAAGCTTTCATGAATTGATACTTTCCAGATGCTGAAGTTGTTGGATTCTTAGCACACGGATTACCCGCGCTTTCCACGCGGGCAATAGCCTCGCGAGCCGCAAGATATGCAGCGCTTTTATCCGCAAACCGTGGCAACGCCATGGCTAGGTCGGACACTAAAAAAATAAAAAGAGCGATGATAAAATACCTCACGCTCACCTCTCTAAAAAAATGTAAACGAACGTCCTCTTGGACCAGTAAACGACGATACCACTGTAGTATACCACGACCACCTTACCTGAGATAGGATGGCGGGTTTTTAAACCGTGTTGCCTGGCCTTCTGGATCGTTGAAACCTTTAACATATGCTCGGTCATTGAGTATCTAAACAAGATCCTCACTGGCCTACGATATGTTTGGTTTCTGC